TTATCTAACCTCCTCTTTACACTCTATCTTTCTGTCTGAATTTTCATTTTGCAGACCTCCTTTCTCCATCTTTTCTTTGAAGTATCCAAGCTTGTCCATTACGGATGCTTTTTCTCTTTTATCCAGATCTCCAAAACTTTGTACTTTGCTATCTCTAAAATCTGCATCGTACCTATCTGCTACTCCGTCCAAATCCATATCTTTTGAAAGCGGATCATAGAAATTACCATCGTCATCAATTTCAAGTCCAAGTGATGCTTTTAACTTTTCTTCATCCACATATACCAGCTCATTAAAATCCCAAAAACCTATGTTCGTTTTGATTTGTATAAGTTCCTTCGTATCACTTGCATTAAGTGGATCGTAAGTATACTGAAAACTGTCAATTAAAGTATTGTCTACATAAGTGTTCATCTTGTAATTAATTAAATCAAGACTTGTCTGTATCTCATGCTTTTCATCCGGTGTAGTCGTATATGCCAAACCTATATCTGTCAAGTCAGGAAACATTGTATCGAAATCTTCTATACTGTGTGCTTCATCATATTCTTTATTTAGAAAATGAATCAGTTCTTCTTTCACTTCTTCCAAAAGTGGATTTTTCTCCTCTTTTAAATCTCCTTTTTGTCCCATATCAAGCAAATTATTTACCTCAGCAAGTCTTAACGTCTTTTCTTTTAAAAGCTCTGCCTGTGGAAATTTCTTTTTTATTTCAAGCTTCGCCGTTTCAAGTTGATTCTCGATATCTTTAAGTTTTCCAAGTGTCTGTTCCAATCTCTCAGGCATCCTATCAAGTACATTATCCATTCGGGTGATATTTCCGATTTCATCTGTTCCAAACTCCCCATAATGATTTTCTTCTCCATTCAGATTGAATTTATACTGATTGGAAAAGCTGTCATAATATGCGAACAAATCGAAATTTCTATATTCTCCGATTTTTACTTCCTCAGAACGAAAATCATCTAATTTTTTTATTCCCTTTATCCTGTTTATTAAGAACTCTCCGGCTTGCTTTTTATCGGTATATTTTTTCCCATTTAAAGTTAAAGATGTGAATTTTGATAGCGTTTCTTTATCTGCCATTCCCTCTGTTTCTTTTTCTTTATTATTTTCACCCATATTTTCCAAAGTAGTCTGATCATATTTTTCTAGTTTTTCCTCCCTATACGGTTCCACTTTTTCTATATCCTTTTTCAAATTTTCTATTTTTTCTTTTAGACTTTCAATTTCTTTTGGATATACTTTTACAACCTTATCTTCCATTTTATATAGGTTGGATTTAAAATTGGACTCCAGCATTTTAAGTTTACTTACCTCAACATCAAGGTCCATTTTCTCACGAATAAGCGGATTTCCTGTAGATAAAGCTTTAATCTCCGCATAATTTAATGTAGCTTCATCAATATCCTCCGCTACTCTTACAGGTGTCTTTGAATTCATTATTTGAGATATATAAGTTTGCTTGGTTTCAAGTGTTTGGAAAAGATACGCATCAAAGGTATTTTCCGTAATATAACGAAAGATATGAACATCATCATTTTCATTACCTTGCCTTACAATTCTTCCTTTCCGCTGCTCCAAATCAGCAGGTCTCCAGGGTACGTCGAGATCATGGGTAGCAATCAATTTATTTTGAGCATTTGTTCCTGCTCCCATTTTCTGAGTAGAACCGAGAAGCACACGAATTTCACCCTTTCGTACCTTATCGAAAATCTTATCTTTTTCTTTGTTATTCTTTGCGTTATGAATAAACTCTGTTTCATTTTTAGGAATCCCCATTTTTGTCAGCTTCTCCTTTATATCATCATAAATATTAAATTCACTTGATGGTGTTGACATATCACAAAAAACTAACTGTGTGGACTTCTCATCCCTATATTTATCCCAAATACTGAATATATTATTTACACAGGTATTTACTTTACTGTTCGGATCATCAGGAAGTAGTGGATTAATTAACCTTTGATCAAGTGCCATTTTCTTTCCGTCATTTGTAATCAAAAGCATATTATCGACGGAGGAATCCACTTGTTTTCCTCTAACCTTATCTGCTCTCTCAGAAAAAGTTTCAAGAATTTGCTTTTGTTCTTCTGTCGGTTTGGTTTTTATCGTTTCATAATGAGCATTTGGAACGGGAAGATTTAATACATCAGCAGTCTTTATATCCATAAACTGCTTGACCATGTTCATCAGTTCCGGAAGGTTATAAAATTTTGCAAATCTTGTCTTACTTCGATATCCGTTCCCTTCAGGATTAAGTTCAATTGCTGTAACAGTTTCTCCAAATGTAGATGCCCAAGAGTCGAAATGTTGTAGGTGCATTTTTTTAAGTTCGTCATATTGGAGATAACGCTGCATGGTATAAAGCTCTGCCATAGAATTGCTCACAGGGGTTCCTGTCGCAAATACAATCCCCTTATTACCGGTAATTTCATCCATATATCTGCATTTCATTAACATATCACTTGATTTTTGAGAGTCTGTTGTGGTAATTCCTGCTACATTTCGCATTTTTGTAAATAGGTACAAATTTTTAAACGCCTGTACCTCATCTACAAATAGCTTATCGATCCCTAATTCTTCAAAGGTTACAACATCATCTTTTTTATAATCATCATTTAATTTCTTTAGTTTTGCCTCCAAACCTTTCTTAGTCTTTTCCAATTGTTTTACGGTAAACTTCTGGTCTCTTTCCCTTTTATACTCACTGATAAAATCCACAATTTCATCAATCTGACTTTGCAGTTCATACTCCTGTCGTTCTTTGGAGATTGGAATTCTCTCGAATTGACTATGCCCTATAATTACCGCATCATAATCACCGGTTGCAATCCTTGAGCAAAATCTTTTTCTTTTATCCGGTGTAAAGTCTTTTTCTGTTGCACATAATACATTAGCTCCTGGATACAGTTCATTAAACTCTCTACCAAATTGCTCTACGATGTGGTTAGGAACAACAAACATCGACTTGTTACTCATTCCAAGTCTTTTAGACTCCATAGCAATTCCTATCATTTCAAAAGTCTTACCGGCACCGACTTCATGTGCAAGTAGAGTATTTCCTCCGAAAAGCCCCCTTGCAATCGCATCTCTTTGATGAGGTCTAAGCTCTATTTCAGGATTCATTCCGTCAAAAGTTAAATTACTTCCATCATATTCTCTAAGCCTTGTTGAATTAAACCTTTCGTTATATTCTTTGACAAGCCTTGTTCTTCTGTCTATATCATCGAAAATCCAATTTTTAAATTCTTCTTTGATGATTTCCTGTTTGCTTCTTGCAAGCATAGTTTCTTTTTGGTTTAAGACAGAACTTTTCTTTCCGTTCTCATCAATAATTTGATCGTATACATTAGTATCTCTCAGGTTCAATGTATCTTCAATCAGTTTATAGGCATTTACCTTGCTTGTTCCGTATGTGAAATTAGCAAGGTCATTTCCTTTATCTATACTTTTACCTTCTACTCTATATTCTCCTGTAAAGTTGGTATATTTGATATCAATATTCCATCTGTTTGAAGCAGATGTCTTTAACAGATGAAACATAAAGCTCTTATAATCTTTCTCAGGTATCCAAGTTGCTCCCATTCTAACAGTTATTTCACTTGCCTCAAGTTCTTTTGGCATTACTTCCAATAGTTTTTGTTTTTGATAATTAAGACTGGATAGTTCTTTTTTTAGAGTAGTATTATCCTGGTTCAATAGTTCTGTATCAGTATTTGAGGCTTGTTCATTTTGCTCAAGTTCATGTTCTACATTCTTGATATACGAATCTATTACTTCTATCTTTTCTCTAATATTCCCGGATAAATATTCATCAGCAGTTACATAAGATCTTGAAAAGTCTCCCAAATCTACAGCTGAAGAAAAAGGAGTCGTATCACTTGGATCAAATCCATCTAAATTTAAAAATATTTCTCCCTTTAATCCTTCAATAATTTCTCCCCTCGTTTTTTCAGTGAGCTTTTCCATATAGTCAAAATTGACTTTCCCTTTTTGAGAAATAGATAGGATAAGTGCTTCTGTCAAATTATCTGTATGAGTGATTGCCACAGCTTTTTTTATGGTTCTTTTTGTAAAGATATCTGATTTACCTATAAAATTCCCTTCTTTATCCAGCTTTTCCAAAGTGGAAAGTAGAGAATAGTTCGCCTCTTCACGAAACAGTTTTTTATTCGCCTTACTGTTTAAAATTCCGTGTTTCTTGGAAAACTCATCATAAAGATAATTTAACTCCCCTTGCTTCTCCTTAATTTCCGTATCGGAATAATCTTCTTTTTGATAAGCAATTACCTGTCTTAATGCTTTTTCTATTCCAAGATATGCCCTTACTTTTTCCTCATCATTTTTATTTAAATCCAATTTTTGCATTACGGAATTTTCTCTAAAATATATCTTGTCATCAATTACTGCATAAGAATAATTTTTCACACTGTCATTAGCCGGAATGGTTTCCATTTCAAATTCACTGTTTAATTCTACCTTCTCATATCTCCCTTTAATGTTTTTAATGGCGTTATTTAGCTGTTCTTTCAGAGTACTATTTTCATCTGCAACACAGGCTAAGGTCGTTCCAAATTTGCTTGATACTTCCTCCATATTCCCCAGTACCATATCTGGATTATCTATATAGTATTTGTTATATGTCAGTCCTCTTTCGTCAGTGCCAAGTTTTATCCATTCTTCATCAAGTTTTACCAGTCGATCTCTCTTTTTAAGAAAAATAATATCACTTGTTACTTCTGTTCCCGCTTCGCCTTTAAAAGTGTTATTAGGAAGCCTTATTGCACCTAAAAACTCCGCTCTTTCCGAAATATATCTTCTGATATCTTCACTTTTTTTATCTAATGTTCCACTTGAGGTTATAAAGGCTACTACTCCACCGGAGCGTACTTTGTCTAAAGTTTTGGCGAAAAAATAATCGTGAATAAGAAAATTATTTTTCTCATACTCACGATCGGCTATTTTATATTCTCCAAAAGGTACATTTCCTATTGCTATATCGAATAAATTGTTTGAAAAAGTTGTTTCTTCAAAGCCTTTTATCTGTATGTTAGCATTAGGATACATCTTACTTGCTATCCTACCACTAATACTGTCAAGTTCCACACCATAAAATTTGCTACTTTGCATACTCTCCGGAAGATTTCCTATAAATCTGCCTGTTCCAATACTGGGTTCTAAAATATTCCCACTTTCAAATCCCATATGAGATAAGGCTTGATAGATACTGTCAATCACTATCTTTGGTGTATAAAAAGCAGTAAGAGTGCTTTCTCTTGCTGCATCATACTCAGATGGTGATAAGTTTTCTTTTAAGAATTCTCTTGCATCTTTCCATTGTCCCTGTTTTTCTTCATCAAACACATCAGAAAGTCCTCCCCAGCCTACATACCTACTTAGTATATCCTGTTCTTCCTTTGTTGCATGACTATGTCGTTCTTCTATTTTCTTTAAAACCTTGATTGCTTCCATATTATTTTTCAATCTTTCTGAAGGTGGCAAAATCTCATCTTCTCTTGTTATTTTGTAATTTACCGGAGGAATGCTTCCCATATATTCATCATCAGGGGCATATCTTTCTTCCCTATTCTCTTTCCAAGAAACATAACTTTCTAATTTCTTATCAATGGTTTCTTGTCTATGCTTCGTAATTTTTAGATTATTTCCATCTCCGTCAATTTTCCCAAGTCCGTTTAGATAATCAAAAGAAAGTTTAAATTCTCTATGGTTATTCGGATTTCGTTCACTATATACTGTAAATTCCCTATTTTGATTATCCACATTTACAATAAACTGATTGGCAACCACAGCCCCTTTATCATTTATTACATCTAAACTATGGTGTAAAAGTTCCGACTTATCTTCTCCTAAGTTAAGGTTGGTGTCAATAACAATGAGTTTTTCATTTAGCTCTTTTCTATCAGAGAAACTTACAATCGGAATTTGATGGTTATTCTTTGATGCAGGATTTAACCATATATCATTTTTTTCTAAAATATCATTATATTGAAAAGCACTGACTGTATATTCTTCTCCCTGATAGATTACTTTTGCCCCTATATTGACAGGTACACGTTCTTTCTCGCTTGAAATTTCTTCTTTTTCCTTTAAGTTATCCTTTTCTTTTAAAATATCCATTAAAGACATTTGCTTTGTTTCAATGCTTTCTTCACTTTTTTTCTCATCCAGCTTAAACTGTTCAAGATCTTCTTTTTTTGCATAAAGATTTGCGACCGGTCTTTGAGGTGTATATGAAATTTCCGTCAGCAGTTTTTCTGTATTTGAGACAAGTTGAATCCTACTCATTCCAAACGGATTAAAATTATTTCCTGTAATTTCATACTCTTTATTTTGAAAGAGAACGGAAAGTCCTTTTTTGTTATAATCTTCAATATCTAACAAAATAAGATCTTCCTCATTGATACTTTGTTCTTGTAGTTTCTCTGTTATAGATACAATCTCCAAATCAAGTTCTCTTTCATTCCGAAAAGGAATAATTTCACTGCCCGTTATAAAGCCGTTTAAATAACCCTCCGGATCATCTAACTTTATTGTTTTATATGTTCTATAGTCCTGAATTTCTGAAATGATATATTCTTTGCCTTGATATCTTACATTCATTCCCTCTTGATATACAGGCTCTTTTTTTTCTTCCTGTGCTTTTGCCTTTTCAATCTGTTCGTTGACATAGCCGGTAAGCATAATATTTCTATGATTATCATCAAGCAGATAAGGAAGATTTTTAAGCATTTCTTTATAACTGTCATAGGAAACTGCTAGATTGGAAGTTAATATATATCCGTTATATCTTAAATGTTGCCTTAACTCCTTATTTTTCATATCCAAAATAAGCTCCGCCTCATAGCCTTCTTTTCCATAAATCTTGTCTGTTATATGTTCCGGTGCTTTTAATTTCTCTTCAGATATACTGATTTCATCTAAGATAAATTCTTCGCTTTGTGGATGAAACTGATATTCGCCGACCTCCTTTACATCTTTAAAAATAAGAGTTGATAAGACTTCTTTCTTATCTCTAATTTCAAGCACCTTTGCTTTTTCTTCTTCCGGTAGATTTACATTAAAATGTATTTCATTTTCTCTATTGATATATGCAATGTTTTGATTAGCACCATCTATTTTTAAATTTCTGTTATATACATAAATGTCATTATAGTAATCAGGAAACTGTTCATTAAAACTTGCCACTTCAAAATCGTATCCTGCTTTTTCTTCCGTTACCCTATCTGATGAAATTTCATAAAGTCCTTGATTTTCAAGATAAAAAACATCATTTAAATCGGTCAAATTAACCTCTTTCATACCTATTGCAATCTCATCGAAAAGTTTATCTATTTTTGTACTTTCTTCAAAGGTGCTTCCACGATACAAGGGATAAATTTTGCCCTCAAAGTTATTTTCTTTCGGATAAATACGAACTCCAGTTTCTTCTAAGGATATATCCTTTACTCTATCTTTTTCTACAACAGCATAGTAATTCCCAACCTTAACGGCAATTTTATCTTCATTCGGTATCTCAGCTATATTATCTTCTAACACTACCTTTTCTGCCTTTATTTTCTCCAAAAAATAATCAATATTGCTTGAATACAGTAAACTGTCCGCATTGTTATAGACTACCCTATATTTTCCATCATTATTTTTGAAAAAAGTCAGTCGAATTAAGTCCGAAATATTTTCATCATCTTCAAAAGGATTATATTCATCAAGCCTTAAACCATCGGCATATACAAAGTTTCTAAAATATGGAAATAACTTTATATAATCATCTTTGCTCGATACCACTGTCATAGATTCTTTTTCTAAAATATCTTTTATGACACTATCTATACTATCTATACCGTATTCTTTATTTTCTTTTTCCTGTTCAATTTGCTCATAAAGATACTGAAAATCTCTTTGGTTTACCTCATTTCCATCCCCGATATCCATTCTGAAGTGTTCTTCTACTTTACCATCTATAATATGATCAAAATAGAATTTAGAATAACCTACCCACTCGTCAGTCATTTCTCCATATTCATCTTCACCTACCGTTTTGTTATGAACTCTGATTTTTTCGTCAAGCTCTTTAATTTCATCAAGTAATTCTTTTGTAACAAGTTCTCCGGCATAATTTTTTTCTATAAGACTCAAGCCTTCATTAAATTCTACAATCCAATAATCCTTGTTATTTTGGTTTAACGATATGTTGTTCTCTACACCCGTTGCAAAAGCATTATGTTCTATTTCTGCTTGCCTTTCATAGATTTGCTCAGCTTCCTCATAAGATACTTCTCTTTCATCTTGAATCATCAGGATTTCCTGTTCTCTGTGCAAATCTTGTTTATCTTCTTTAAAGTTTTGTTCCGTATAGGTATCTTCATCGAATAGCTCTTCCTCAATTTTTGTGTTTTCTTGCTCTTTATACAAATCTTCCTGAATATATTTACCGTTTTCAATAAGATTCTCTATTCTTTTAGCCGCCTGATTCCAGTTTAGAAAAATATCATTGCAATTTTCCTTTTCAAGCTTAATTCCTTTGGCATCGTGCCACTCATTACTTTCTCTTGCTCCTGACAAAGCATGAGTCTGTCCTCCTGTTCCGTACTCGTCTTTTAAAAAATTTGCTCGTTCTTCGGTAGTATGGGCTTCCCTAAAAAAGTTATATATTCTTTCTTTTCCGCCGGATACATTGCTACCGCTGCTTAAATATCTATCAATTTCATCTTCTGTGATAAATCCCTGTATTGCTGGTAATTCTATAAGTGTTGAGGTAAATTCTTTTCTTGACAGTTCCAAATCATCTAATCGTTTTGATATATCATCTAAATCATGATTATGAAATCTTAAAACATTTGAGTTCTCCTTATACGCCTTAAAAAACTCTATATACTCCTCTTTTAAGTTCACTCTAAACTCTTTATCTTCCAATTTTTTTGTAAGATACTCTGTTTTTTCAGGATATCCGTTTCTTTGTTTTTCATTTAGAATTGGTAAAAACTGATTTTTTACCTCATCACTTAGATCTCCTTTTAAAAACCACAGCTTTTCAGAAAGTTCTGCTCTTTCAAAAGAAAAGGCTTCTGCTACCTCCACATTTGTACTGTATTTTCCATAATCAATCAATTCTCCCATGCGTATTGCTGCATCTTTCCATGGTAAAATCTGCATAGGATTTTCTCTTGAGGAAACATCATTGGATAAATGTATTCCGTCCTTTCCATACCAAGCACAAACCTTATTTCCATTCAGCTCATATCCGTTTCCACCTTGAAATGTTTTTTGAAGAAAATCAGCCAATTCTTCCGCACTCTTACCTTTGGAATATTCTGCAAGAACTTTTAAGCGTAAATTATCCTCATTTCCTCCATGAATTAAAACAGCATCAATTTCTTCTTGCTGCATTGGTAATTCAAATCTTCCCTGAATTCCTACGTTTTGAGCAAAAGAAAAAGAAGCCTTATCGACTTCTTTAGGATTATCTTCTATATGTTCTTGTTCTAATTTCTGTGTATTTTCTTTAAAATCCTCACCTATGCCCAAACGATCTGTTCCATCGCCATTCTTGTAAGTGTCATGTCCAGATTCTTCTTCAGTCCTGCGTACTTCAGAAAATCCTGATCCTGCAACTCTTGTGTCATCTCCCAAGCTTCTTTCATTCTCAGCTCCTCTATATTTAGGAAATTCTCCACCTGTTCCTGAATGTCCAACAGATGATCCATTAAGCTTTCTTCCATCAGCATAATCTGATATTCTTCCCCTTTTTCCTCTTTGAGATATTTCAGTCTCGCTTTGCCAAATCTGTTCAGTTTGCTTAAGTTCAGTTTCTCCGGCAGTTTCATATTCGGAATTAACACTTCCGATCCATCCTCCATCTTCTCCAGTCTGTAAGTCCCTTCCTGTCTCTCGAATGGACTCTCTTTTATGATCGGTGTATATCTCTCGCCCTCCAGAGTGTATTCCTTCTTCGCCAATACTACGGTTTCTTTCATCTTCTAAGCCTCCTTCTTTTATTTCTTTTTCTATACTTTCGGTACTTCCGTTAATTTCATCTGTAAGATTATTATAACGCTCCTTAAAGCTGTTTGTCTGCTCCCTTTTTTGAATTTCCGAGATTTTTTCTCTTTCTTCCACTTTTGAAATTTCTCTGCCTATATCCATAAGTATTCTTTTCACATTGTTTGAAGTATAGGCAAGCAATCTGTCAATGTCTTGCATACTTGAAACTTTTGAGAGCAGTTCTAATTTTTCCCTATCTCCTGAAAGACGAAGTCCCATTCTCTCATATACCGAAACCTTTGCAGATTCTTCCAAAAAGTGAAGAATCTTAACTTTACTGTTTTCTTTTAAAGTTTCATCACTTAAAGAATCCAGTACTTTATTGAATATCTGCCTTATATATAGCGAAACAAGTGTATTGATCTTATCTTCGGTAGAAAATATAAGGTTACTGTTTTTTTCTTTAAAAGTATCAATCAGGGTATCTAAGGCAGTTATATGCTTTTCATTATGATACTTCCATAATTTCACTTCAGAAATATTATGATTTAAACTTACTGTCTGACTTACATCAAAAATATATTTTATCCTTTCCCTTTCAATATCTAAAACGGGAATCCCCTTTTCTCCCCTACTTACATTTCTTCCGATACTCTTCCAATAGTCATATTCCGCACAGGCTGTTGCCTTTTCATTTACTGTATATATGCTAAGTTGATTAAAATACGGATATTTATAGTTGTTTCCCACTACCTTAAGATAGGTTTCATACCTATCTATATCTTTTTTAAATTCTTCTTTTGCAAAATCAAGAATTTGTTTGACTTCATCAAATTCATATCTTGGCACTGTATCTCCCTCCTTTTTTCTTTTATTTTCATGTCTTTTTTCTTCTGCTTTATCCTTTAACAGTTCCTCTTTTCTCCAATCGTAAAATTGATTGATAGAGCTTATCGCCTTATCTGCAATATAGTGGATATAGTCGGTATTGCCTCGTCTTTTATACCATTTTTCTCTTTTCAGTCCGCTATTTTCCATAAGAGATATGGCTTTTTGTGTATCGGAGGTATAATAAATTAGTCTCCCAAGCATAAAAAAATCAGCCTCTGATCTACTGTTAAAATATCTTTCATAATTCCCATAATATATCCTTCTTAGATCTTCTCCAGTATATGAAAAATATCCTCTGTCAAATAGCTTTTCTACTATATCCTGATCATCTTTTAAAAAAGTAGTAATCTGATTTCTTTTATTTTCATTGTTAATTACGTCTATCTTGGGCATATATTTTTCATATAAGGGTTTTAACTCACTGTCAATATTTACTACTTTGTTTCTGTCTCTGTCTTTTATGATATTACCGGTAACTGTAAAAAATCTATCCTTATCATAGATTTCAAGATTTTTGTATCTTTTTCTTATTCCCGGTACCTCTCCAATCCCTATAAAATGGAGTCCCGTTTTTGATGGAGATATTTCGGCATAGGTGGAAATTCCTCTTAAAAAATCGGCTGTCATAGACTTTGCATGATAATCCATACTATATACAAAAATATCATCACTTACCTTATCGATATCTATTCCGATATATCCGTCTCCTAAGAAAAAGCCAAGACCGTCACCAATATTTCGATTAAGTGCTGCTATGCAATCTTCATAAGAATTCCATGTTATTTTATCATTGGATTTGGCAGGTTTTCCGTTTGGCATTAAGGGTAATTTGGTGTTCTTCCCGTCTCTTTGAATGATTTTATATAGACACCAGCGTTTCTCTTTTTTAAGATTATCAGGAATGTTTTCATAATTTTTTATGAGGTCATTCATAGCTGCTACCTCTACTATATTTCCACTCCCTTATCTTTTTTAGGTACTTTTGCATCCCTTACTTTTTCTTCCTTCTTGATTTTTTGTTGATTTTCCTGTGATTGTAATACTTCGTTCTTATCCATACTTATCCTCCTTCGTTTTTTCAATTGTTTTATTCCATCCTTTTATCGAATCCACCTTAACTCCGTAATACCTTTGTATCCCACCTCCCATATAAACCATGCAAAGGCAATGGCACTGCTTTTGTATTTCTCAAATTCTCCGTTTTTGGCACAATTTAATCTTTTGGAAAATACATATACTCTTTTTGGTGGATACTTTCTAAATAACTCATATCTTGATTGACCCTCTAAAAATGCCAATCGAAAGAGCATTGCTATTTTTACGCCCTCTCCTGATATTTCAAGTGCGTGTCGTAAAAACTCACTTGCACAAAAATATGGCGGATTGGTTACTATATCCATTTTATTTTCTTTAAGTGCAAAAAAATCAACTTCTCTTTCTTCTCCATATCCCCTATAACAAATATCTGTCGCTTTTACCGTATATCCGTATTCTTCTAAAATTTTTCCGATATGTCCCATCCCGCAAGCCGGCTCATAGACTAAAGATTTAAACTGTTCTCTTTTTAAAAGTTCATAGGTTGCCCTTTTATCGGTAGCATAAAAATCCAATTTTTCTCTGTTTTTACTGAATTTTATTAGCGTATCAAACATAGGCTACTCCTTATTATACTGAGCAATAACATCTTTAATTTCCGTTTCAATTCCGGACAAAAATTCCTTTTTAGAAGACTTGCCATGTGCAATGTCTGTCAATTCCATTTCCCACTTTGCTGTCGTTTCTGCCGATTTAAAGATATCTGCTACAATCGTTACAAGGCTGATTCCTTTATTAGTGGCAATCAAATTTTTCTTATCTCTTTCAATAAAACCTTTGAAAATTAAATTTTCTATAATCCCTGCACGAGTTGCCGGTGTGCCAAGTCCTTTTCGTTCGACCTCTACCCCTTTTTCAAGTGCTTCATTTCCTGCCAATTCCATGCTTTTTAATAGGGTGTTTTCTGTAAAGTGTTTTGGAGGCTTAGTATATTTTTCTTTAATCTCTTTATTTTCAATGCTTAAAACATCTCCAATACTTACATCAGGAAGCTCCATATCCTCATTCTTCTTGGATTTGTATTCTTTAAGATATTTTGTAAAGCCTTCATATATAATGACTTTTCCTGAACTTGTAAATTCAAAGCCGTCAAAAATTGCTACAATCTTAGTAGTATTCTCGATTAAAGGATAACCTACACTTGCGTGTAGCTTATTAAAAATAAGTCCATACACTTTTGCTTCACTCTCCGGAATACTCGATAAATCTTCACTCATTGAACTTACTGTCGGTATAATAGCATGATGATCCGTTACCTTGCTTGAATTAAAAATGACCTTAATACGCTGTGTATCAAAGTCATTTTGTCCCAATATGTTGTTTATCATACTTGTAATCATATCTGTTGTAAGGTATCTGCTGTCCGTTCTCGGATAAGTAATAAGTTTTTTCTCATACAAACTTTGTGCATAATCAAGGGTTTGCTTTGCACTATATCCAAAATACTTATTACACTCTCTTTGGAGCGTAGTTAAGTCATAGGGTAAGTCGGGCTTTGTGATTTTTTCTTTCTGAATGACATCGGTAATTTCAATCCTATCGCCTACTAAATTTAAGAGCTGCTCAGCTGCTATTTCATCATCAATTCTGTCTGTGGAAAGTATAAAACCGTCCATAGATAGCTCTACGGTATAGTATTTCTCTTTCTTGAAATTTGCTATCTCGTCATCTCGTTTTACAATCATGGCAAGAGTCGGTGTCTGCACTCTGCCAACAGAGTAATTCTGCTTGTAAAGGCAAGAATAAAGTCTACTAATATTCATTCCTACTAACCAATCTGCAATGGCTCTTGCCTGTGCCGATTCAAAGAGATTATCATAGTCCTTTCCTTCTTTTAGATTATCAAAGCCCTCTTTAACGGCACTGTCTTCCATAGATGAAATCCAAAGACGTTTCATTTTCTTTTTACAATGAGCCTCATTATATACCAGTCTAAAAATTGCTTCTCCTTCTCTTCCTGCATCACAAGCATTGATTACAAATTTCACGTCCTTATCATTCATCAGTTTTTTAAGGATAACAAACTGTTTTTTTGTAGGTTTCATTATTTCATATTTATATTCACTTGGAATAATCGGTAAATCTTCTATATTCCACTTTGCATACTTTTCATCATATCTTTCAGGATTGGACATCTGAATCAAATGTCCAATGCACCAAGAAACTATATATCCGTTCCCCCCATAATATCCATCTTTCTTTTTTGTTGCTCCAAGCACCTTTGATATGCTTATTGCAACACTCGGTTTTTCACTTATCACCAGTGTTTGCATAAATTCCTCCTTTTTTCTACATGAAAAAAGACAATCAGAGTTTGCATTTCTCCAATTGTCTTTTAAAGTTTTATATATTTCATTTTCTATTTTTTAATCCATTTTCCTGTTTGGGAACTAACTTACAAAAAAATGTTTGACGCCTTCTTTTCATTGTAAAACCGTTATATGCTAATTTTCATTCTTTATTTTTTCCACCATTTTTATTCCGCTGTCCAATACTTCTTCAAAAGTTATATCTTTCGCATACAGATTTTTTCTCGAATAGGCTTGCCATCTTTTCAAAAAGGCTTCATTTATTTTCAATTTTTCCAGTAAGTCTATGATTTTACCTATGTCAAATTCTGTTTTTCTATAACTAAAAGTTTTTCTGCAAGCCTCTCTTAATATCTCTACATTTACATCTTTATCCTTTAATTTATAAATAATATAAAGATCGTAATAATCCTTACTTCTACTATTTAAAAATCCTCTTGCATAAATAGTTTGTATTTTTTCTGCAAGCATAGTTTCTATCGGATAAGCCTTGATTATTATTTCTTCTTCTCCAAAAGAACTCACATACTTATAATCTATCGGATGAGGTGTAATAACATCTCCTGTTGCAATGTCAAGTGGTACAATCTGTCTTATATTTTCCATTTTACATAAGATATTTGCACGAAATCCTCCATATTGATCTTCTTCTTTGATTGGCACAATGTTTTGCAATTCATAAAAGATATCGTCGGATTCTTCCGGTTTTAAAGTTTCGTTCAGCATTTGAACAATATTTTCTTCTGATAGTTGCATATTTCTCAAAAGAAAGTCTATATCTACAGTACTTCTTGAATCAATTCCAACTACACTTGATAACAAAAAGCCGCCCTTAAAAATAAATCGTTCACTATATTCGCTTCCTGCTAATTTTTTTAAAATACTTTCTAAAAAATAATATAACATAACAGCATTAAACGAAAGACCGACTTCTTTACTAACTTTATGGCAAAGAGCCGTTAATTTAGCTTTATTCATAAGCCACCTCCATAACCTCTCTTACTTTATTTTCAATTCCCATTTTCATTGCAATGTCATAGAGGGAATGGATATCTCTTTCTTTATAAGAGGAATATGATTGAATAAGTTTTACATAAACCTCTATATCCATTTCTTCTTTATGAGCAATAAAATCACAGAGTGTCCTCTCATATGAATATACCTTAACTTTATTGCCAAACATTGTAGGTTTTTGGGTTACCCCTAAGTCATAAATTGTTTTTTTTACATAATGAACATTGAAACCGTTCGGTTTTTCATTAAATTTATATCCGTTATAAACGGTTACATCGATACTCCAAGGAATTTTATCTGTTTGTCCAAGCAGGTAAAGTGCTGTTTCATAAGAAAATATCGCCTTTTTATACTGATGTTGAAAGAAATAATACTCATCGTAATCCCCATCTTTCGTTATATAAATTCCTTTTCTTACTTTTGACAATCTCCCATCTTTCAATAGTCGACTGAGATATATCGTCGGTATATTATTTTCCTTACAGTATGCTGTTGTAATAATTCCACCTGATTGCTTCAGATATTTTTCAATTTTATTTTCATAATTCATCCCATCCACCCCCTTTGTTGCGTTTACACTTGCATTATACCATTTTTTAAGTGTAAACGCAACATCAGGGTTTACATTTCTCTTTTTATAACTTTATTCCTCATCTTCTTCATCATAAGAGTCGATTGCCATATCATCTATGTTATGCTGTTCTTCTACTGTTTCTTCCAAATCTTCTGTATCGTCCTCTTTTTCATACTCATCTTCAAATTCATCATATTCTTCTTCATCTTCATCATAATCATCATCTTCCTGCTTTTTCTTGTAGATTTTAAAGTAATATCCTGCTCCAACTACTGCAAGAACGATGATTCCTAAAAAAATATATGAGCCGCTACCTTTGCTTTCTTCTTTTTTCGGCTCTTCTTTTTTTACTTCGCTTTTCGGTACCGTTTCTTCCATTTTTTTGATTTCTTCTTTCGGGTTTTCCTTCTTCTCTACCATATTCAGAAGATCATCTTCAGATACTTCAGTCAAAAGCATTACATTTTCACTTTGCTCATCGTGATTGATGATTAAATGAAATGTCTTTCCGGATTTTGTCTGGAAAGTAATAAATTGTCTTGCATCTGCTGAATACTTATCTGCTTCTTTGTTATCGCTGCTATCCCCATGATGAATTGGATAATCATTATTCGCATTATCTTTATTTTCTGTAACAGTTCCTCTTGCCTTTAACGGAGCTGAAGCCACACCCTTATTGGTATTTACATTGCTACTTGCACCGTCCATTGATGAATCCTGACTACTGTTATTAGCAGGAGCTTTCGGTGTCAGCTTATTGGGATAGCGAACTTCCTTTTCTTTCTCCTTTGATTCAGTTTTACCTGTATCTTTTGTAGTATTGCCGGAGCTTACTGCATCAGATGAACCTTTACCGGAACTCTGTGGTGTTTGAGAAGAAATACCTGAGCTTGTCTTAATCCCTGAAATAGGACTAATCGGTGTAACTGACTGTGATGTTACAGGAGCTTTGTTTGTTTCAGTTGCCTTTTTCTCAAGCTCTTTCACCTTTTCCGTCAGCTTATCTATTTCCTTTTTCATATCTTCTGATAAGTCTTTATTTCCCTTATCTTTCTTCATTTTTTCTTTCAGACTTTCAATCTCAGCTTCAAGGTCTTTGATTTTTTCTTTCTGTTTATCGCTTAGTTTGTCTTTATCCCTGATTTCACCATTTAACTTATCAAGTTTATCCTGAAGCTCTTTGGCCTCTTTTTCCATTTTGAAAATATCGTCCTTAGAAAGATCTGTCTGTGTTCCCTTATCTTCTGTTTTTTTATCTTCCGTCTGAGTGCTTTCGTCCTGTTTTGGCTTTTCCTCTTCTGCCTGAGTTTCTTTATCCTTAACTGTAATTTTTTCTACTTTACGGATAATCTCATCTGTACCGTCTCCCTTTACTTTATAGAACAAAAATTCGTCAATAAATTTCATATTATCCTCTAACATTGGTAAATCTCCACTGTCAAGAACTTGCCCGGTTTCTTCTTCAATTATTTCTTCCTTATATACACTCTCATCCTTAAATATATATTTTATCTTAACCTCCACTTTAGTTTGAGCTAAAACTTCTGTGGGACTAATCAGTGTCGGGATTAAACTACCTTGTGCAAAAACAATCTGGTGATTGAAAAGCATTGTTCCAAGTAAAGCAAATATCAAAAAGATTACTCCGGACAATGTTATCGCCATTTTTTTATTCTTCCATTTGATTTTCATGATTTTCCTCCATATTATTATGATTTTCTGTATTTCTCATTTCCTGTAACTTCATTTTTTCTTGTTTTTCCTCTTTTTTATAACGTCTCATCATTTCTAAAAAATCGTCAATAGAAATGTCAATACTTCGGTATTCCTTTAAAACCTCAATATTTTCCATCTCTTCCTGTTCTTCTTTTAACATCTCCTGTTTTAACTGGAGTTCTTCTATTTTTTCCTGAATATCTTTTTGCTTTTCTATATTTTTTCTATATTTTTTATTCAAAATATTCCCTCCTTATTTTTGTACTGATGGTGGAAATCCAAACCCCACAGGATGATGTTTACAAAATGTTGCAATCCAATTATCTATGGTAGTTACTCTTATACGTCCTATATTATCCATTACCTTTCCATCTCCGATATAAACACCTACATGACCATAGGTAGCACCTAAACTTCCACCGCTACTGCTGCTTTCCACTGCAACAAGCATTCCCACTTTTAGCTTTGACTTATCTGATGTAAAGGTGTAATTTCGGTACATATCATTAGCGTTTCCTCCTATATATCCAAGTCCTGCATTTTGATATACCTGCGATACCCACATTGCACACCAACCCATTCCCGGAGATGGGGTAACATAAGCGGCATTTACTATTTTCTTTTGCACTTCACTTGATGCCTCATATTCTTTTCCTCCGCCGATTCCACCATTTGAATTTATAAGGTCAGTATTTCCAAATACTTGTCCCATATTCCCTTGTGCCAAAAACAAAGTTTCGTAGTGTGCCAAGTTATTAGTATAAGATTTAAATGTTTCTCTGATAATAGAATCCATCTCTCTTTTTTCTAAGGTTACGATGAGTTTTTTATACTCATACGGTTCTTCATGACTTTCAGTATGTTCATTGCCGTCAGCATCCATATAGCTTGATGTAACAGTTCTATATCTAATTTCGATCTCTTCCTTATAGGTTAAGGTATACATATTTTGAAACAGACTTTTAAGTTCACTTTCTACTTCAGAAATATTCTTTACGATTCCATAACGAGCTGTGATATAAGACAAGAGTTCATGGACATTATGGCCGATATTCTCTTTTCCATTTATAATATATTCATCATATCCCGGATGATTTTCCTTTACACTGTCCATCTCTTCTTGCAAAGCCTGTTCTAAAGATGAAAACTTTTGATTGATTTCTTTGAGTACATCTTCTGATGATAAGTAGGTTGTCCCTACGGTATTACTTACCATCCCCGTTCCCATATTCATCATCATACTTCCTGACTGAAAAAGCATAAAAAAGATTCCTACTAATAAAAATAGTAGAAATCCTATCTTTTTCCCTCTACCCTTTACAAATTCAGCAAATCTTTTACTGCCCTCTATAAAAGATTTTTTTATTCTGTTTTTTACACTGTCTTTATACTTATTTTGAATCTGTCTTTTATACTGCCTTCTTTTAAAAAATTGTCTGAGCCTTGAGGTATTTTGGTAATCCGCACTTTTTTTCAACTCTTCCATATTTTTTTGAAAGAAGAGTTTCTTTTCTTTTTTTTGAATACTCTTTTCAAGTTTATTTATCTTCTTTTGTCCCTTTAATGCCTTCTTTTTCCCACGATGATAGGCATGTCTTGAAAGAGTTTCTATCTTTTCTACAGCCTTATGACTTCCCTCAACTGCTGCGTTATCTTCTTTTCCGCTTTCAAGATACCTCTTTAACATACCCGTTGCTATTACTGCACTTTTAGCACTTTGTGTTTTTTTGTCAATTCTCTTATTTTTTAATTTCTTCTCTTGTCTTTGCTTTTTTTGCTGTAACTTGGAGATTTTCTTTTCCTTACTTTCAAATTTATCTGCCTTTTTTTGTGATGTGTTTTTATCAGCAGTTTTTCTTTTATCCTTTGCATCCTGAAATGAATTCTTTTTCGTATCCTTATTTCTGGTAAACTCCTTATCATCAAAGTTGCTCCTGGTATATTTATTCTGTTTTTCTACTTTTGGACTTTCATTGAAAAATCTTTCTTTGGCATACTGTTTATATTTCTTATTCTTGGATTTTGGATTTTTTATATAGTCATTATAATTTTTTTCCTTATCATTTTGCCTATTATCATACTTTTCATCATCTGCAAGAGGTCGATATGACACTTTACTATCCCTAAAATCCACATCGTACCTATCTATTACTCCATCATTATCCATATCCTTCGATAATGGATCATAGACTTCCTGTTCTTTTTTAAATTTATCCATCTGTCTTCGCATATTTTTCTTATCTTTAGAAATGACCACACAAGATTCTTGTATATCTTTTTTCTCACCAAAATTGCGAAAAGAATTACCTTTATAGTTCTTTAAACTTTGCCTTTTAAGCTTATTTTTAAAATCATTGTCATGACTTATATCTAAAGGTATCTTTTCATTTAAAAGATCTTGTTTTATATCATCTGAACCTTCATATTTTTTTAAGGAAATATCATCTGAAAAGTCTTCTTTCTTATATTGATTTAAAGTTTCTTGTTCTTTATAAATCTTCTTTTTTTCTCTCTTATTATCAAAAGACAAATTTTTATTTTCTTCATAATTTTCATTTAAGTTATAAGGATAATTTTCTACGGTTTCTGATATGCCTTTTCTTTTTTCATCAATATGTTTTTGATTTTCTTGATTTAATCTATTCTCTTTACTCCTTTTGTACCTCTTGCTTTTGTTCTTCATTAAATTGTTTCACCTCACTTTCAATTCTTTTCTTTGCAAGGCTTACGTATTCCTCATTTAATTCAATCCCGATATATTTTCTATCTTGCATAAGTGCTACAAATCCGACCGTTCCGCTTCCAATAAAAGGATCAAGGATTAATCCTCCTTTCGGTGAGCCTGCAATCATACAGATTTCAGCCAACTTAGGAGGAAAAGCAGCATAATGCTCCCCTCTAAAAGATATGGTATTGATGGTCCAAATATCTCGTTTATTACGAAACTGCGGAATATTATCTCCTTTATACTCTCCATATTTTCTTGCCTTATTTATCTTCTGCACGTTTATCCCTGCATCTTCATTTAAATATTTGTTATATTCACTTCTTCCTCTCATATATCTTTTCTTGCTGACTTCTTTCATCGGCTCTGCCATAGCATCAAAATCATAATAATATTTTGGTGATTTGGAAAGTAAAAAAATATGTTCATAAGAACGAGTAGGTCTATCCCTACAAGCCTCAGGCATGGCATTTTCTTTGTGCCAGATGATGTCCGAGCGAAGATACCATCCATCTTCTCTTAAAGCAAATGCCAATCTCCAAGGTATTCCCATTAAATCCTTTGACTTGTAACCTAACACTTTTTGTGTAATTGAAGGGTTTTGTCCATTTCTTCCTTTTGGATATTTAGGATCCATATACTCTCCCTTTCTACCACCCGAACCGGCATAGGAATCGCCAATAACAATAAAGCAAGTACCATCTTTTCTAAGAACTCTCCTTACTTGTCTAAAAACTTGTACCAACCTGTCAAGATATTCTTCAACCGTAGCTTCTCTTCCTATTTGACCATCGCTTTTATAATCTCTAAGTCCATAGTAGGGTGGAGAGGTAATGCAGCAGTTTATACTTTCATCTGGAAAATTCTTTAATGTTTCAAGGGCATCTCTGCAAATAATTGTATTAATATGATTGTCTAAAAAACATATATCTTCTATTTTGTTTCTCATGCCATTTGCCCTCCTATTTATTATTTTTTCCTGTTTCGCTCGGTTTGGTTGTTATTAGAGAATATAGTTTTGTATTTTTCGGAAACCGGTCTATAAAAGGAACAATCGTATTTCCATAAAAAACAAGTCCTTCTCCTTCTCCTGAATTTGTTACATAGGAAAGCTGATGCTTTGATATATTGAGTTTTTTCGCTAAAATATCTCGATCCGTTCCCGCTTGGTTAAGCATTAGAATAAAATCCGTATTATCGAAAATATTTTCAATCTCCGGACTTGCAAGAAGGTCCTTAATATTTTGAGTAAGTCCAGTCGGCATACCTCCCCATTTTCTGAAACGCTTCCAAATTTCAATGGAATAATTGGCGGTTTGCGGTTCCTTCAACAAGAGATGAAATTCATCTACATAGTACCTTGTAGCCTTTTTATTTGCTCTATTTATCGTTACTCTGTTCCACACCTGATCCTGCACAACTAACATCCCTATCTTTTTAAGCTGTTTTCCAAGTTCCTTAATGTCATAGCAAACAACTCGGTTATTTGTATCTACATTTGTTCTATGGTTAAATACATTCAGGCTTCCTTTGACATAAATCTCCATTTCTACCGCAAGTTTCTTTCCTACCGTTTCTTCCTGTTTTTGAAGAAGATTATATAAATCTTCTAAAATCGGCATATTTTCAGGTATAGGATTTTCAAAGTAGGCTTTATATAAAATAGGTAAACAACGGTCAATAACGGAGATTTCTTCTGCACTTAATTTCTTTTCTCCTACAACAAGTTCAAATAGGGATAGTATGAAGTCTGATTTTAAAGACAAAGGGTTATCTTCATCCGCATAGTCAATATTGATGTCCAGCGGATTGACATAGTTTTTTGAAATGGGCGATATTTTAATCACCTGCCCTTTGAGTGCTTCTACAAGTGGTGCATATTCGGCTTCCGGATCTGCTATAATAATGTCATCATCGGTAATTAAAAAAGCATTGGTAATTTCTCTTTTAGCCGCAAAGGATTTACCGGAACCCGGTGTGCCTAAGATAAGTCCGTTCGGATTTTTTAATTTTTTACGATCTGCCATAATAATATTTCTGCTTAGTGCGTTCAGTCCGTAATATAGGCTTTCTCCCTTGATAAAAAGTTCTTCTGTTGTAAATGGTATAAAGATAGCTGCTGCACTTGTAGTAAGCCCTCGTTCTATCTCCACTTCATTGATCCCAAGAGGTAAACTTGCAACAAGTCCCTGTTCCTGTCTGTAATTTAGGTTTTTCAAACTGCAATTATGTCTGTTTGCAATGGACTTTAATGCAAATACCGTATTATCAAGTTTACTTTTACTTTTACTCGTATTCATAAAAAGAATGGTTACCAAAAACATCTTTTCATCATGATTTTGAAGCTCTGCTAGCAGGTTCTTTGCTTCTGCCCCATAAGTTACAAGGTCACTTGGCAAGATGTCGATATCATAGCCTGCACGAATCGCTTTTTTGTTTTCCTCAAGCTTCATCTTATCCAAATCCGTTATTTTTCTTTTTACATGTTTAATAGCTTCCATCTGGTCGATTGCTCTGATATGAAAGGTAACAATCATATTTTCTTCCAATGCCAAAAACTCTGATAACATCTCATCTTTAATATCTGAGGCTAAAAGTTGTAAAAAGTTTACTTCCGCAAAGACTTCTCCTGTCTTAAAATAAGTCGGCTTAGAAAAGTTAAAAGACGGAGGTACAATATATTCCTTAGTCGTCAGTCCACTGTATTTCAAATCCTCAAAAGAAAAAACAAGTTTATCATTTGGATTTAAAATGTCGTGAATAACCTTTAAACGCTCCTCACCATCAAGCACATAGGCTTTCACTCCCATCTGCTTAAAATTGTTTAACACATCCATTTCCATTCGCTCTAACCTGCTTTTTGCTTGCTTTAAGTCCTCCGCTTCTATGGTAAAGGTAAGATACATACTCTTGGATAGTCCGTTATTCCCCTTGCTGCTTTGATTTAAAAGCATCTGTCTGTATTCATTTCTAATTTCGTTAAAATCATCTATATTTTCTTTAATATCAATCAGTTTATTGATTTCCTCATTTTCACCGATACTGTTGATATAACTGAACTGTACTTCCACAGAGGAATCAAAGAAATTTAGAAAAGAAGAAAATTCCGAGAATATTCCCTCTTGGTCAGCTTCCTCCATTAATCGATAGTTAATGTCCAAAAATCGAATGGTTTTATTAAATTTATTCTTTTCAATTTGACAAATCCCGTCTTTTAACATTCGCTTATAGGGAATGGTATCTTGTACGGTTTCCTTTTTCTCCTCTTTCATAAAAAAAGAAAACCACCCGTTTTTCTTTGATGATTTCCCATTTGTTTTAGACTTTGTTTTTTTCTTCCCTGATTTTTTAAGTTCCGATAACTCTTTTTTATTTTTCCTAAGCTCCATCTCTTCTTTTTTAATTCGCTGTTGCTGTTTTTTTCTTTTGTCTTTGTTCAATTTTTTTCCTCCTTATACTTAAAAACAAAAAACAGCAATAAATTGCTGTTTTTATATTTTATATCTTTTCATGACATATTTATAAAATTAGAAACAATTATCTTTAATTGCTGTTATCCCTAATAATTCGGACGCTAAATTCATGATAGCTGTTCCTACCTTTTCTCCTGCATCTGGTGGAACGACTCCTGTCTTAAAGAAACCCATTACCAATATCGCAGCTTTTCTTATCCCACCGATAGTTTTTATATATTTTTTAATCTTCAAAATCTTAGTAGCCGCAAAAACTGTTGATCCTACAACCCATGCTATTGCACCAACACATTTTGCGATTTCCCAAGCACCATATGTTGTGTAACTACTACTCTTTAATTCAATTCCATTTTTTAATAAATAGTCATAGATACTATTAACATCATTTTTTAGTAATATATCCTCAGGCATCTTTTCAATAACTTCAAATACCTTTTCAAGTTGTGCTATAGACAAATTCATCTCCGCATCATGTTCATTTTTTATCTCTCTATAGCTACTTTTTTCTGCTCTAACTGTATTTACACACGGTAAAACAGAACCTGTCAAAATCGAAAAAAGCAATACTGCTGATATTTTCTTTTTCATTTAGATTCATTCCTTCTTGTCTATTTTTTTATTAAAATATATGTTCAGACTAGAAATTGTAATGTATATTCCAAATGAAAAAAACATAAGCAAATTCATGCCATGAAAAGATATTCCCATAAATTTTAATGTTGTTACTATCAAAAATATAAACGCACATAAATATTGAATGACAACATTAACCTTGGCTCTACTTTTATAAAAAATAAGCTCTGATCTTTCATCAAATCTATCCATTTCACTATCCTTAAATACATCATCTCTAGACAATTCATACCTTCTCTCTAAAAACACATATATAAAAAAGATACTTCCAAGAAAAAATTCTACATTAAATTTTCCATCTATAACATATATTAATAATCCTAATAACATCAATATTAAAGCAATCACTCCATAAAAAAGATTTCTCATTTCAATTCCTCCAAATTTTCTTTTAACATAAATAACTCTTCAATAGTTAACTCAAAAAAATAAACTTAATTTATATGCTAACATAATAGATGGTTTATACTGTCCTTTTTCCAAAGATATAATAGTTCTGGCAGTTACACCAACTTTATTAGCTAGTTCCTCCTGAGTAATCGTCTTCGCTTCTCTCATTTCTTTTAATTTATTAATCATATTACTCCTCAACAAATATTACACTCAAAATATGAAGTTAATTTCACATGAAGTTAACTTCATATTAGTATAATACTACATTTAACTTTTTATACAAGAGACATTAGACATATTTTGAATTATATTTTATGAGTGTTTATTATATTTTTAATCATGCAACACCCATTGCATAATTACCTTGCTTGCTAGAATATGTTCCTTTTATCTTTTGTATATCCTTATATGTTTTTACTTCTGATTTTGGAATATATTAATTTGTAAAATAGCACTTGTTTTATCTCCTTCTTTTTATCCTATGCTTATTTCCTATATCCTGCCTTTTTGTTCTCTTCGTATGATAAATGCTTTTCGCTTTGTATATCCTAATCTTTTTACTTTTATGAAACTTCAAGATATATGCTAAATGTTTTTCAAAAGGCAGATTGTCCTTTTCATAAAGCGTTGCAAAAAGAACAGGTAGGACTGCTATACTCATTACAATCATAGAAATATCTGTACTCAGATAATTTTTACAAAGCATATATACAGGAAAACCGATAAGCCCCGCTATGCTAAAACCTATGAGCTGTCTTTTTGTCATATTAAGTGCCACTTTAGTTTTTACTTTCGTCAAATCCTTCGGTATTTTTACATATACCATAGCCTAACCTCTATTCTTTTTGCCGGTAATTTCTTCTCTCATTTCGGATAACTTTTCCATATGCTCCCAAAGTGAGATAATTTCTTCTTTACAATTTTCCAGTTCTTCAACCAGTGCCTTTACTTCACCTATCCTATCAATATCTTTCTTTACTGTATCCAGTTTTTCATTCATGGAAAGAATTTCTTTATACATGGCACTTAGTACATCTACTACCAACACTCTAAATTCTTTTTGCTTTTCTTCTTCCGTTTTTGATTCGTATTCTAAATACTCATCTTCTAAACTATATATCTCTTCTTTTCTTTCATCATCATTTTCTGTATCAAATTCGTCTTTATCAAAAGACTCTTCTATCTCACCAAAATCAAAGTCAAAGTCATCTTCCTTAAAATCAGATAATTTTTTCGTTTTCTTTTTCAGTAGTACTGCTATCATCGTCCCGATAGAAAGAACTGAACCTACTCCTATCAAAATTCCCGTTTTCTTATTCATTTTATTTATTTTCTTCATATTTACCTCCAATAATTGTATCCATCTTCTTTTTCCAATTTTCTAATCAACTTTTGTTCAAAATGAGCAAAAGTCCTTTAATGGCTGTTTAAAATCGCCTTTGCGATACTTCCGGATTTCATCATCATGACTCCTAAAATCAATCCATATGCAAGCACCTGTAAAATACTTGTATGAATATCCGTAAAATTTACAGTTTTGACCAAGACTGCATAAATTCCAAAAAATATCAGGATAAAAAGTCCCTGAAGTCCCAGTGCAAACAAACTTTTTATATAGTTTGTTCCGATACTTCCCCATTCTTTATTTCCCATGGTAGAAAATGGAATTGCTGCAATCGAACAGTAAATATATATTTCAATCATTCTTCCATATAGGATTACAGTGATTAAGATGGATAGAATCGTTAAAGAAAATTTAACCAATCCCGTCTCAAGTGCAATCCCGATAAGTGTTCCAAGTTCCTTTGTTTTAAGGGCTTCTACCATAGCATCAAAATTACCGGCAGTTATATTTGCACTTGTCCCCACAACACCTGCCGCCTTTGATATCATGAACTGTGCAACATCAAAGACCGCCATTGAAAAATCAAAAGCATGAGACACAAGCCATACGGCAATCCACATTTTGATGATGTATTTAAAAAATTCAAAGGTATCCGTGTCTTGCATGGAATTTTTCCTCATCACCACTTGAATCAGCTCTACGCAAAGTATTGCGGTTAAAATTATTGCTGCTATGGGCAAAACAACATTGGTATTGATTGATTTGATAAAGGCAAAGACCTCCGAGTTCCAAGAACTCGGAGTCTTTCCCACTTCTCCTGCAACGGTTCCCACTTTATCGTTAATATCTACAAGCATTGCAGAAAGATTATCTTTAATAATATCAATCATAATCTCCTTGAAAAACTCATTTATCTTTCCAAATAAATCAAACATCTTACTTTAATACATTCGCAAGTAGCGGAATCAGTTTTAGCCCTATCAAAACAATTCCTCCACCGCTCATGAGTTGTTTTATGCCTTGTGATTTGGCTCCGGGATTATCTGATCCATATCCTTCAAGCAAGTTGATAACTCCCCATGCACCAAGTCCCGCACCGATTGCCATAACTAAAATTTTAAGCACATTTACTGCTTGTACAAAAAAATCCATAATTTATTCCTCCTCATTTTCCTGTTCTTTTTTATTGTTTGTTTCTTTATCAATTTTATTGACATGCTTTACAATAAAGTTTCTGTAGGTTTTATCCCCTTTTTCTACTTCCTTGTAGTATCCAAATACATGAATAAAATCTCCCTTTTCAAAATCTTTTACAAGTTCAGTCTTTTCACCGTAGACATTACAATTTATATACTCTTTCTTTTTTTCTCCCGTCTTTCCCATTTTTCTAAAGAGTGTAAAATTCGCTACTGTAACTTCTCCCTCTTTTCCCTGAATGGTTTTTATTTCTACATTACCTATTAAGTTTCCGTTGATATTTAGCATTTCTTTTTGCATATACATCCTCCATTTTCATTTCTTTTGATTGAATCAAAAAAAGACCACAACTTTTCTATTTTGTCATGGTCTTATCTATATTTTTTCATATTAAATTTTATCTTTTGTTTATTCTAACTTCTGTTCATTTTGAGCAGAAGTTAGAAATTCATCTTTTATTCCTGCCATAATATACTCCACGCAGGGCAGTGCTATCGCATTTCCAAGTGCTTTATATCTTGCACTGTCAAGTATGATATTTCCATCTACCCCATACTTTGTATAGTTATCAGGTAGTCCCATCAGTCTTTCACATTCTATCGGCGTTAAATATCTAATAAATCCCTCCTCTTCTTTTCCGTCCTCCCAATACGCAAACATTGTAGGATTTGATGCTAATAGGGCCTAAAAAGGCTCATTTGGCTTTCCGAAGCTGTTTCTAAAAAGAGTTTTATTTCTTCTTTTTGCTCCTCCTCGCATTTTTCTATCTTGAAAGGGTCTGATGTTTGGTATTTTCCTCCCTGCTTTATCAGAATGCCTTCGATTGGACTTGGTATCCTTATCTTCGATGCTTCTGATAATCTCAGTATTTTCGAGCAGGTTTTCGGGCTTATATAATATTTTGTGGGAACGAAATCCTCCAAAATCGCAGACAATAAATATTCTCTTTCTTCTTTGTAAGAGCTTAGGCTCTCCGAAATATTGGGCGTCCAAGACTCTCCAAGAAAACTCAAATTCTCTCCCTCGCACCACTCCTGCATTTGCCCATTTAGACTCAGGCATTGGAAGGCAGGTGCTACTGAAGGATTCGAGGACGGTTCTAAAATCCAACCTATCTCCCGATACAAAAGCTCCCATGACGTTCTCCCAAATAGCGAAAGTTGGATACTCCCCATTTGTTACACACCTCATTTCTTTAATCAATCGTATCGCTTGATAAAAAAGAGATGATTTTTCTCCACGAAGTCCTGTTAAATCTCCCGCTTTTGAAAAATTTTGACAAGGAGAACCGAATGTGATGATATCCACCGGTTTTATATCTTTTGCCTTTAATTCGGTTATGTCTCCTAAATGCTCTACATCAGGAAAATGTCTTTTGGATATAGATATTGCATTTTTATCAATTTCGCTTGCCCATACCGTTTTTATCCCTACTTTTCTTGCCGCTAAAGGAAATACTCCTATTCCATCAAATAAACTTCCAAGTGTTATTTCTTTTAACTTACATCACCTCTTTTCTATTTTCATAATATCCTTATATATGCTCCCTTTTTCTAACTTCTGCTCATTATGAGCAAAAGTCGGAGGACTTCTTCCTTTTGCCTTCATTTCATCATTCCTCCCTTGCTCTTAGCATAAAAAACAAGATTTGTATTTATCTTAGGTCCTTACTTTTGACCGATATACATTTTGCGAATTTCTTCCTTCTTTTTTAGATGTTTTAACTTTTGATTTAACAACCTAATCCTATTTTTTATCTGTTGCAATTTCTTTTGTTCTTTTTCAATTCGTATTTCTGTTCTTTCAAGCTCAGTCATTCTTAAATATTCCTTTCCAAAATTTAATCCAATAGATACTTCTGCTCATTTTGAACAAAAGTTATCCCTCATCATAAATTTCCACTAAAGTTACTTGCATATTTTCTTTTAGATTAACTTTGTCTTTTCTCTTTAAATATTTTTCTATATCAAAGGTATTTTTCTTATTGTAATCGGAAAGCTGTTTGTAGTTCTTATGCTTGGTTATATCAAACTTATCACTGAAAAAAGGTCTTGCTCCTCTTATTTCCAAGATACACTTTCCTCCGTCCATCACTTTCAGTTCATCTCTGCTCATCAGTTCCTTTCCAAGCTTTTGATAGTTTAGTCCAAACGATTTTTGATTTGATCTTGTTTCCGATGTGTTGTAAAGGTCTATGGTTTCTTTTCCCAAGTTTTCGGACAGCTCCTTGATAGTCGTTCCTTCTTTTCCGCCTAAAAATAGCTCGCTATCACAATTGCCTAGAATCGTGTCGGCATGGTCTTTATAGATTGCTTTTAATTGACTTTTTGCTTGAAGGATAATACTTGCCGATATTTCTCTGGAACGAATGGTTGCAATGAGTTTTTCGAACTTCGGTATTTGTCCAATATTGCTAAATTCATCAAGTAGACATCTCACATGAACAGGTAATCTTCCACCATATACATCATCTGCCTTATCACATAAGAGATTAAATAGCTGAGTATACATCATTGCCACTACAAAGTTAAAGGTGTCATCGGTATCGGATATGATAATAAAGAGGGCTGTCTTTTTATCCCCTATGGTGTCAAGTCCCATTTCATCATATTCCATAAGGTTTCTAAGTTCCTCTATATCAAATGCCGCAAGTCTTGCCCCACATGATATAAGAATCGACTTGGCAGTTTTTCCGGCGGCCAATTTGTATTTTCTATATTGCTTGACAGCAAAATGATTCGGCTTTTCTTTTTCAAGTGCATCAAAGATATAATCTACTGCATTTTTAAAGTTTTCATCTTCTTCTCTCACTTCGCTGGCATCAATAAAGGCAAGTAGACTTTCAAAATTTTGTTCTTCCTCCGGTGCTTCATAGTATAGATAGCCTATTAAGGCTGTATAATACAAGCGTTCCGCTTTACACCAAAAATCTTCCGTAGATTTTTCTCCTTCGCCTTTTGTATTTGCCATAATCGTCTGTACAAGTTTTAGTATGTCCTTTTCACTCCTTAGATAGGCAAAGGGATTATAGTGCATGGATTTTTTGAAATTTATGGTGTTTAGCACTTTAATATCATATCCGTTTTTCTCTAGCATCTTTCCGCACTCAACAAGAACGGTACCTTTAGGATCGGTTACAACATAGGATGAGTGCATTTGCATCAAATTGGGCTTTAAGAAAAATCGGGTCTTTCCACTCCCGGATCCTCCTACTACAAGCACATTTTTATTACGAGCAAATTTAGGATTTTTAGGTCTTGAGTTCATTGTAAGGCTTTCCGTATTAGTTAAAAGTATGTTGTTTTCAAATTTTTCATCCAAATATGGCTCAATGTCTTTAGAACTTCCCCATCTTGCTGAGCCATATTCTACTCCTTGGCGAAATTTTTTTGCATTTTTCTTTTTTTGATAAACAATAAGCCAAATAACTGCTGAAAAACAAATACCTGCAAATAAGTCATCTATATGAAATGATGGCAGATAAGACAGTGTTCCTATATCAGATAAAGCTACTATCATCTTATCTACATAATCACCACCTACATAACTGTTTATATGCTTTGAAAATATATTCGCCAGATAAAAGAAAAAGAGATAAGGTAAGTTTTTAATTACAAACTTTTTCTTATCTCTTATGTGAAATATATTTTTTATATCTTTTAGTATTTCTTTTACAATCTTCGTCTTTACCACTCCTTCCTACAAACTCTGCTCCTTATGTTTTTCTTTGATTTTATCTTTTTGATGTGTATTTTTAACTTTTTCTCTAAAATGATTTAACTTATCTATTACAGATTCTTTCTTTTTATCTTTCCCTGCAAATTTTGCAACCGCTTCTTTAAATGCCTGTTCCATTACCTTTTCATCTTTTGCCTGAAAGAAAATTATATTGTTTCCCGTAGTGAGATCTTTTTTGATACTGAATTTCACGCCATTTTTATTTAGTTCTCTTTTTAGGTTTTTTAAGTCCACATCATTTAATTCTAAGGTTTCCACTTTGCCTTTTTTTACTAAATCTTTTACTGTAGTAGGCTTTTGTTTGCCGATGAAATCCTTTAATCCGTTTTTCTCTTTTTCTGCCTTGTTAAGTATCATTTTCATCAGTTTTACAACTTCTCTTGCCGTTAGATGAATTGCCCTTTTTTTTACCGCAATCACTTGTCTTGTTACTTCTTCATTGATCAATATATCACCTACTTTCCATCAAAATTAAATTAGCTGTCATTGCCTTTTCCCTCATGGTTTTTATTCTATGATTTTCCCCATTGAAGATAATAGGTGTTGCCATTTCGAGAAGTCTGGAATAGATTCTCTTTTCTTTTAAATCTGTTGTGTTCATCAGATGAGAGATTGATAAATTTGTTGTAACAATAATAGGCTTATTTGCCCTATATCTGCTGTCTATGATGTTAAAGATATGTTCTAGGGCAAAAGATGTATCTCTTTGTATTCCAAAATCATCTATAATCAAAAGTCTATTACTGTTTAGATTTTTGATATACATATTTTTATCTATCTGTAGATTCATCATATCGTTTAATATCACTCCGAAGTTTGTCATTCTAACAGAGATTCCTTTTTCTATCAGGGCATTTGCAATAGAGGATGCCAAATATGTTTTTCCGGTTCCTACCGCCCCTGTCAATATAAGTCCTATATTTTCTTTTTCCATATCCTCAAAATGCTTTACATAATTTAAGCCTGCCTGTTTATGCTCCAAACTTCCATCTTCTTGTTCAAAAGTTTGTTTATACATAAGATCATCATCAAATGCCATACTTTTGAGTCTATTTATACGCATACTATGTTCAAATTCTTCCATTTCTTTTCGTTCTTTTTCCATCTCTTTGCTTCTACAATCACAATTTTTAGGTATTTTTCTTAAGACACCACCGACATTTGCCATCTGTTGCTTGGCTGTATGGCATTTTCCACAATAGACAAGTCCATCTTCACTATTTACATAATCTCCATTTTCCTCATTTAGCATATTCTTTTCCATATTTTCAAATACCTTATCGAAAAGTTCTCTTGTAGTTTCCATTCTCGATCCTCTCTTTCACTAAATTTTATTTTTTAAGCCTTTCAATCATTTTCCCTTTAAAAAATCTTGCCATATTCTTTCATCATCAGCATAATTCTCCAGATTTCCTGTGTTTGTTGACTGTTTATTGTAATAAATAATGTTTATAGGAGCATTGTAGATAATAGATAGTAGATATGCTCTAAAATGTGTAATCTTAGATGTATTTTCTTTTAGAACTAACAATATATACTCTATATGCTCTTTTTTGATTTCTAATAACCTTCCCCTAATTTTTTCATAACTTATCCAAGTCTGATTTATTTTCAAATCTCTTTTACCTTCAACTGCATCCACCATAATTTCTACGACAAAATCTATATTTTCTTTTGTAGGGCTATCTCTATCCATAAAATCTAAATATGAAATATTTTGCTTGATTATTTTTTCTACTTGACCTCCTTCCTCTTTTTTCAATTTTCTCTTACATCCTGTTTTATCTATGGAGGTGGTCTTACTAATATCAGGTTCACTCTTTTTAGTTTTATTTATATTAGTCTTATTACAGTTTGTTTTTGAAACTTCTTGAGGTTTGTTTTCTAAATTTCTTGAAGTTTGTTTTTCAAACTTCTGTAAGTTTACTTTTGAAACTTCTTGAAATTTAACATTTAAACTTCTATCTTCACTAGTTTCTTCTTCTGCTGTCCTATTTTCTTCTTTTGTTTCTACAAGAAAACTTTTGACATAGATTATGTTCGGTTTTCCAAGCCCTCTTCTTTTCTTTTCTATCAGTCCGAAATCTTGTATTTCTTTCATAATATTGATTGCCTTGTTTCTGCCTATATTCATAGTTTCTTCTATTTCATCTATGGTAAATATGATGAATACTTTATTTTCTTCATCTAACCACCCATTTTTCATAGATAAGCTCATTCTATCGAGCAAAATAGCATACAAAACTTTTGCATCGCTACTTAATGTTTTAAAAATGCTGTCTGTATATAAAATTTTAGGTATTTTAAAGAAGGAGTATTGATCTGCTTCTTTTCCGTAATAATAGCTAAATTTAATATTCATAACTTCCTCCTTCCTGTATTTTTATTTGTTTTAGCAACAAAAAAAGAGATAACTTCTTTGCTATCTCTTTGAAAATATCTTAATTTTAGTTGTTATCTTTACTCTGTTTTATCTTCAGAATTTGTATTTTCTATTATAGGGTCTTTTACAACATCTTCTATAAGTTTTGACATATCTACTGCATTTTTAGAAGTGATAACTGGTTTTCCGGTTTCTTTCTCAATTTCCTTTCTTGCATTGCCCGCTATACTGCCTCCTCTTTTTGCAACTTTTCTATTTTCTTCTAATCCTTTAGGATTGGTCGTTTTGGTAAGTTCTGTTGTCGTGGCTTCTGCAAGCATATTGAGAACTACTTCAAGAGTAGTCATATTATCCCTTAAATTCTCCTTTTTCAGTCCTTTTAGATTTTTGTATCCTCTTGTTGTCATTCCGGACCATGCTTTAGTGATTTCATCGGTAAGGATTGCATATTCAATTCCTTTTTCAATCCCATGATCCTCCCAAGCATCCGTAAGTTCCTTTCTTACTTGAATAGCTTGTAATCTTTGATTTATCCACTCTCTTGAATAGCCCTTCTTCAAATATGTTTCTAAGGCTCTGTCAATAGTAAGTTCCGGATCAACAATTTCATCAATTCGCTCTTTTCCTACTTCCGCAAGCCATAATTTGAAAGGCTCTGCCTTTGGGGATGGAATGGACTGAATAATACGGAAAATATCTTTCATATTTCCCGCCAATATTTTTCTTTTTTTGCCACTTGATGATTTCATTTCTACCTGGGGACAATTTGTCCCTATGTAGAAAGCTAACTGTTCATCACGTTTTCTCATCTTCTTGAGATAATCTGTTGGATTTTTACTTTCTGACAAGACTCCAACTACATCGACTACTGAAAAATACCATTCTTCTTTTTCTTCATCCCAAAAAGAGCGTATTTCTTTATTTTCATATAGTTTTATTTCATCCATTACATCTACCTCTTTTATATATTATCCTGTTAAATAAGCTCTTTTTTTACCTCTTTAGCACCTTATATTATACCCTAAATTTGTAATCTTGTCTTTCTGCTAACGGAGATACTCTTTAAAGTAAATTTCCAGTGCTTTTTCTATAATCCCTTCTGCTTCTTCTTTCGCTTTATCTTGAAAGAATTTTTGATAAATACTCTGAGATAACTTGATATTCTGATACTCTTTCATCTTCGGTTTTTTCAAGTTCAGCAAGTATGTTGTAATCATCTCCTTATTCAGTTCTTCTTGTCTGTTCATCAAATGAGGTGCTTTAGTATCGCTTGATTTTAAGGTTAATTCCAATTCTTCATACTGCTGATACAGATAATCCTGTATCTCTTTTGGAAGATAGGATAAATCTACTGCCATTGTCAGTCCTATTTTTTCGTTATCAACATCTTGTTTCCAAGAATCAGACAATTCATTTAATCTTAAATATCTTGCAATAGATGCCCCCGAAAGATGATATTCTTTTCCGAGTGATTTTCTGCTGTCTGTTTTATCTTCCGCTTTGCTTTCCTTTTCTATAATACCCCTATCTAAATTGTTTATCTCTTTTTGTAAATCGTTCCTCTTGCCCTGACTTGCTATTTTTTCATATCGCACTTTAAGGACAAGAGCTTTTTCGGTTGGTAGCAGGTCGGAAAAGGATCGTTGCATCAGATTGGTTTCTATCACATAGGTATAGGCTTCTTCTTCGGAAAGATGTTCTTTGACGATACAGGGAACGGTTTTTAGATTGGCAAGTCTGGCTGCATTCACTCTGTTATGTCCGGAGAGTATTTCATAAGCTCCATCTTCTTTTTTGAGTACGATAATTGGATTAAGTATTCCGTTTTCTCTTATACTATCTACCATATCCTCCAGTCTCTTGCCGGTGTATAGGGTAAATGGATGGTCGTGGTAAGCTTCCAACAAGTCAATTTCTATATCCTGTATATCCCCCTGTTCCAAGACACCTACATCATCCAGTAAAATATCGACCGCATCGGTTATTTCTCTTTTCACAAGTTTTTTACTCATAGCAGATCTCCTTTGCCAAATTGTCATATGCAATATCTACGCTGCTGCCTTTTGCATATTTTTTTATACTTTGACCGCTGTATATGGATTCACCCACTTTGACTGTTTTGGGGATTTTGGTTTGAAATACCTCTACCTTTCCCTGATACATTTCTTCCACCTGCTGAGTAAGGAGTTTTGAAAGATTTGTCCTGTTATCGCACATGGTAAGCAAGATGCCTTTTACCTTTAGACTTGCGTTGACCCTCTTTTTAATTTTTTGAATGGTTTTTAAAAGTTCACTGATTCCGACGATTGCAAACAACTGTGTATCTGCTGTAATAAGCACACTATCCGATGCACAAAGTGCATTGATGGTCAAGATATTCAGCGATGGAGAAGTGTCTATCAGGATGTAGTCATACTGCTCTCGTATAGGTTCAAGGATGCTTGATAGGATTCGTTCACTTCCGGTTTCTGCTTTCATCTGCGTTTCTGTAACGGATAGATAAATGCTTGATGGAATAAAGTCTATGCCATCATAGGATAGGATATATCCCTTCGCCAAGTAGTTTTCTTCCTCTAATTCTGCCATTAACAGATGTCCTATGGTTTCTGTAAGTTCATTGGCATTTTCTATGCCAAAGCATCTTGTGAGATTAGCTTGCGGATCAAGGTCAATGACGAATACTTTTTTGCCGAGTTCTTTTAATGAATACGCAAGATTTAATGTTGTCGTTGTTTTTCCAACTCCACCTTTTCGATTGGCAACGGTGATAATTTCTGCCATAGTATGCCCCCTTCTTCTCTATACAGAGATTTCATTTTATGCTATACTTTTATACAAATTTTGAGTATAAAAAATGATGACAGTCTATCCATCATCAAAGTTTAAAAGTTTTGTGGAAGCCTTTAACCCTTGATTTTTCTTGGATTTATTGTACTGTCATCATTATAGCATTATCCCCACACCCACTTTCGCCACAAAGTACTACACATTGACCTTTTGATATAGTTCCTTTTACATTATCTAATGTCTTTTCTTTTTTTCCTTCATAAGCAAAGTCTATTTTAAAATCCAAAATATCTTCACTTCTATCAGTTATACGACTCATAAATTCAACCCTTATTTTATAAATTCATTAAAAATCTTTTTCCAACCTGCTCCAATAAATTCCCCCAGCATTTTTACATATTCAATAGTTTCATCCTTGCTATATCCTTTTTTGATAATTAAGGCATAGATATTGAATTGTTGACTCATTAAAAGTTCCACTAAATCCAATTTCATCTCACTTATATCTGAGTCAATGTTTTCCTTTATAAATGTCTTTGTTTGAAATATTTTATTTTTCATCATTTCATCAAACATAGCCTCAACGGAGCTTCCTTTGCTGCAACATAGCAAAAGTTTACATTCCTCATAATATTCAAACAGAAGATCTATATACCTTGCAGTTTCTTTCTCTATATTCTTCAAAAAATCTTCAAAATTTTTATCTGTGCGATAATTCATATATGATGCTCTATTATCTTTCACCTCTCTATTCAAAGCTTCTAAAAAATCTTCAATCAGACTATAAAAAAGTTCATCCTTTCCTTTGTATCTCGTATATATAGCCCCGGTTGTAACTCCTGCTTTTTTAGCAATATTACTTATTGCGGTAGCTTGAAATCCATTTTTCAAAAATTCTATTTTAGCAGCTTCTATAATTGGTTTATCCAGTTCATGATTTTTATTAGCCATGTTCATTCCTCCTCGTGTTAAAAATACCATGTTTTTATAATCAATAATATCATAATCGATAATTATATTATTGATTATACAGCAGTTAGTGTAATCTAACAAGTCCTGAGTAAAGGTTTCGTATATTTTTCACGCTAACTTCACTGGTATTCCCTCTCTTTTTAAAACCTTTAATTTTTCCTGTTTTTCTATTCTCTCATTTGTAAACTTCTTCACTGACAGGTATAGCTTTCCCTTTGACATAGATGTAATATTCTTTTTTATCCATTGTGCGTTCCTCCTTTTTCTGCTCTCTGATTTTGGTTTTTGAGAATAAAAAAGGAGGACTTCTACACTTTGGCGTAAAAAGTCCTCCGATTACAACAAGGAAATTGTCCTTTGTTGTATGGTCTTTATTCAGTTTTCGGTCTTGATTACTTAAAAATCTTTGTTATTGTTTTCACTTCTTTGTCTCCATTCCCATAATACAAATTTTACTTTGCGTGTTTTCTTTTTCTAATACCTAACAGAATAAGTAAACTTCCTGAAGCGAACATCAACCAAGCATATAGGGATAGGTTTGCTCCATCTCCTGTTTTAGGTAAGCTATTGTTTGTACTTGTGTTTGGTACTTTCGGTTTTTCAGTATTTGGTGGTGTTGGTGGAGTTTCTTTCTCATTAGTGATAGTAAGCCCATCTTTCATGCTTCCTCCATAGACTACCTTATACTGCTTGCCATCAAATTTAATGGCATTACCATCTTCTCCTACTTCTTTAACTGTGTATTTGTAGTAGTCTGTACTTCCAAGTCCATTTGCCACTGCAAGATTTTTGAATACTCCGCTCCAGTTATTACCTGCATTTAATTCAAGTGTTTTTCCTGTAGGATTACCATCTTTATATAGTTCTACGGTAATTTTTTCCGTTGGAGCTGTAATGGTGTTTCCTTTATGGTCTTTCCACAGCTTTGTTACCTTGACTTCCCTAATTGGAGGTTCCATAGGTGTCCATGGTTTTTCCTTTTGATTAGTGATGGTAAAGCCGTCTTTCATGCTTCCGCTATAACTTACCTTAAACCACTTACCATCAAGTTTAATGGAACCTGTTGTTTCTCCGATTTCCTTTACTGTATATTGGTAATAATTGGTGCTTCCAAGTCCATCTGCTACTTCAAGGTTCTTAAACTCTCCTGTCCAGTTATTATCCTTTGTTAGTTCAAGTTTCTTTCCTGTGGCTACTCCATCTTTGTATAGTTCTACTTCAACTTTTTCAACAGGAGCAGTTAAAACATTTCCATTATCATTTTTCCATTCCTTAGTAACCTTGATAGTTCTTGTTGGTGGCTCCATTGGTGTCCATGGCGTCTTTTCTTTGTTGGTAATGGTAAAACCATCTGCCATAGTTCCGTCATAACTTACTCCGAACCACTTACCATCAAACTGAATAGCAGAACCAATTTCCCCTACTTCTTTGACAGTATATTTATAGTAGTTGGTACTTCCAAGTCCGTCTGCCACTTCAAGGTTCTTAAACTCTCCTGTCCAGTTATTATCTTTTGTCAGTTCAAGTTTCTTGCCTGTAGCGTCTCCGTCCTTATATAGTTCTACTTCTATCTTTGTATCAGGTATATTGTTTCCTGCAAGAAGGTCCCATGCCTTTGTTACCTTGATAGTTCTTGTTGGTGGTATCATCGGTGTCCATGGCGTCTTTTCTTTGTTGGTAATGGTAAAACCATCTGCCATAGTTCCGTCATAGCTTACTCCGAACCATTTATCATTGAATTGAATAGCTGATCCAACTTCCCCTACTTCTTTAACGGTATACTTATGAATGGTAGGATTTTCTATTGACTCATAGACTTTCAGTTTTTCAAAAGTTACCGTCCAGTTATTATCCTTTGTAAGCTCTTTTATATCTCCTGTGGCAATTCCGTCTTTATATAGTTCTACTTTAATCTTATCAACAGGAGCTTCATTCAAATTACTTCCTGAAATGTCTTTCCACTCTTTAGTTACCTTAATATCTCTTGTAGGTGGTATCATCGGTGTCCAAGGGGAAAGTTTTTTGTTGGTAACTGTTAGTCCATCTTGTGTGTTGCCTCCGTAGCTAACCTTATACCAATCTCCATTAAGCTGAATGGAATTAGCTGTTTCTCCTACTTCTTTTACTGTGTAGTTATATTCATTTCCTTGTGCATCTGTTTTATCAAGGTCGGTCCAAGTATATGTGGTTGTTCCGTTTGTTAATTCAATCGGACTCCCCTCATTTTGTCCGTTCTTTAGAAGCTGTAATTTGATTGTCGGATGATTTCCTGTTACACCTTCCCATTCTTTGGTTACTTTTACCTCTGTTTTATCTTGTGTATTCTTAATAATCCATAAGTTGTCAGATTCCTGTTCATAGGTAGCTGCATAACCTTGCGGAACATTCTTCTCTACCACCTTATATTTAATAAGCGTACCGTCCGCTGTATACTTATCAAGTCCCGTAAAGGTGTGCTTCCAACCTTCACTTTTCTTGAGTTCATATTCTTTTATTACATCGTTGCTACCTTCAGCTCTAAGCTCTACAAGTACAGAATCTCTTTCTGCTCCTATCCATTTCTTTTTTACAGAAACTTCTGTTTTTTCAACATTGGTATTGGTGATAACCCACTTGCCTGTTGGATCTTTTTCGTAAGAAACTTTATATCCATTTGGAACATTTTTCTCTACTACCTTGTATTTAATAAGCGTGCCGTCCGGTGCGTATTTATCAAGTCCTGTAAAGATATGTTCCCAATTTTCATTTGCCTTAAGCTCATATTCTGCTACTACATCATTACTACCTTCGGCTTTAACCTGTACGACTACAGAATCACCTGCTGGTCCTACCCATTTCTTTTCTACAGGAATATCTACCTTTTCATTATTGGTATTTGTTATGATAAAGCCATCTCCTATTGAACCTGAAATAGATGGAGTATACCCCTGCAAGACATCTTTTTCCTCTGCAATGTATTTAATTTCTTCACCTGTTTTAGCATTGTATTTTCTAAGGTTTGTAAAAGTATATTCCCAATCAGGAGCAGACAGTTTATGTTCAGCAACCGGTACTCCATCTGCTTTCAAAACAACTGTAACTTCAGAACCTACCGGTCCTATCCATTTCTTTTGGACTTTAATGTCTATTTTCTCCGGTTCGTTTGTGATTGTTTTTATCTCAAGATTATCAGATGTAACGACCACTGTATATTTCGTGTTGTCAACCAAATAATGATCCGGTGCGGCTATTTCTTCTATTTCATACTCTCCCGGAATCAATTGCATAGTAACAGCTTCTCCATTTGAATCGGTTATGACCTCAAATGTTGCTCCTGAGGCTTTTCTTGTGATTTTAAATTTAGCATTTTTTAATTTAATTTCTTCATTATCTTCAGCAACTTTAACGATTTTAATCTTGCTCGTTAAATTTCCTTGTCCGCCACCGCCACTTTCTGCATCTTGAAACTGACTTTGTACAATTTTCCCTGTTTCTGTGCTTGTAAGTTCAGCTGTATTTTTTAATTTAAGTCCTTGTCTATATGTTGAACGATAATGCAGCATATAGGCTTTCCCATCAAGATTTCCCATGCTATAAGTGAAACTTCTTTTATCTGAAGATAATGTGACTTGATTACTTACATTTACAGGATTTTTTTCAACAGGTTTACCATCTTCAAAGACTATTTCATATAAAACAAACTCACCTGCCACATACTCAATGCCTTCTGGACTTCCCGGATCTTCCACTTCCAATGTATCTTTGATAATAACATTGTTCAAATCACCTTGCTTTGCGTTTATTCGGATTCTCCATCTGACCAGACTGTCACTTGTTAATGTTTGCCCTGAAACTTTATAAAGAATCTCATTTCCATATTGTGGTGGCACATATGGTTTTAATGTAATATGCGGATTAAAAGAACCGACAGCAATTTCGTATTCACCCTCCTGCTCGACAGGATATGATGTTGTATTCCATCTTGCTGTTAAGTGCATATCTCCAGTTATATTGAACTTATCATTGACATAGCTTGTAAAGGTTACTTTAATTTTACCGCCACCGGGTTCTTGCGGTGTAATAACAGCCCTTGCCATCAACTCCCCTGAAGGAGCATTTATATCAAAATTACAGTATGATGACTCTGGTGGAAATTTAAACTGATCCGGTAAGTCTATTTCAAAGTAATCTCCTTCGTGTAGTTCATTTCCATGACTTGAAGCATCCCACTTATAGTTCAACTTAAATAATGAGTTGGAAAAATACCCATCAGGTGGTACAACACCTTCTGAATTTGTGATACTAAAATCTGTAATGTTAACTTGAACTTCCTTGTTCTCCGCAAATACAGTTTCAATTGGTATAAACATACCTAAAAGCATAACAAAAACTAAGAAGAATGAAGTTAGCTTTTGTATGTTACCTCTTTTTTTCATCTGTTTTCTATCTCCTTCCTTTGTTTATTGCTTCAATCTCTGGAAATAAACTTAGACTTTAAATGTCAATAATGTTAGACTTTGCGTGCCATTTTCTGGTATAATGATTAAAATAGGTTTGTTGTGTGATTCACTATGGATTTGACGACTTTTGGTAGATGTTAGGCAGCACTTAATTTATAGGTTTTTGTCTGTAAATTAAAGTCTACTTTTTTTGACGATTTACTACAATTATATTTTGATTACGACTTTTGAACCTTATCACAGGTTCTTTTTCATTTTTCTCTTGTATATCCTCTTTCCTTCAGCCAGTTGGAAAAGGTAGTATGGCTTACACCAAGTTCTTTGGCTCCGGCTCTTAAGCCTATTTCTTTTTTGCTCCATTTATTAGCCATATTCTCAAATTCTTTAGGAATATCTTTTTTACTTCTGCCGAATTTTACTCCTCTTTTCTTGGCTTCTCTTATCCCTTCCATCTGTCTTTGATGGGTATTTTCTCTTTCTATCTGAGCTACATAGGATAATATCTGTAAGACAATATCGGCTATAAACTTTCCGGTTATATCACTTACCTTTGTTCTTGTATCAAGAAGAGGAAAATCAAGTACGATGATTTCAGCATTTTTCTCTTTGGTAATTAGATTCCATTCCTTAATAATTTCATCATAGTTTCTTCCCAGTCTGTCTATGGATTTAATATATAGCTCATCTCCCGATTTTAGTTTTCTGATGAGCTTTTTATATTTCCTGCGGTTAAAGTCTTTCCCGCTTGCCTTGTCGATATAAATTTTATTCATTTCTACTCCCTCTTTCAAAATAGCAGTTAATTGCCTGTCTATATTTTGTTCCTTTGTCGATACTCTAATATATCCGTATTTCATATATATCCCTCCGTTTCTTTATTCATAAATTAGATATTATACGGATACCTTAAGAAAGACCTTTTTATTTTTGAAAAAGAAAAAGAAGCCTTTTGGATTTTGTTATCCATTGAGCTTCTTTGATTCTTACTCTGTAAGTTTATGAGGGTTATTCTGCTTTAACAATCTTAATTTTTACTTCCTTGACAACAGTTCTATAGTCACACACCCTAAAAACACCTTAAAAACAATAGTCCTGTTGTTACACCAAGCAAAAAAAGTAGTTCTATTGCTACGACCTCTGATTTCCCAGTGGTCAGAACTATTGTCAAACGCTCTAAAATCATAGTATAAACTCGTTGTCCAAACTTCTGTATTTTTCTCTAAACCTTTTGATTTCAAGGCTTTTCTATGCTTTTTTTCCTTACTTTCTTGACAGAAGAACTATAGTCTCCACATGAGATTATTAGGCTATTTTGGAAAATTAAATATCTCTGCAAAACCCATTGATTTTATCATAACTATAACATTTCTATTGTTTCAATCATATAATTTTTGATTAGGCTATTTTACATAATATAGAAATTATTAATCTTTTTCAGAGATTTATCGCTCGAAATATCTACCCAGCATCAACTGACATTTTTTAATTTGCATATAGTCGCAACTTTAAAATAATAATATACTTATTTTCACTAAACCTATTTTAATTTATCTGCAGCCGGATCCACTTCATACCAATGTTCTGAATTTCTTTTACACTGTAATGCAGCCACTCTTTTTGTAACTTCACGCTTTATTTTTCCATCTGAATTTAATACATCTATCCACTCTACTGGTTTATTGAAGTATTTCATTTTTCCACCACATATAGGACATTTTTCAATATGAATTTTTTCTATTGTAATCTTCCTTCCAAGTCCACTTATCGCATAATTAAAGAATAAGGGGTGTCTAGTTTCTTTTTTTGTGATACTCCTTAACCAGAATATCAGCACCAAAACTAGCATTGTTACAGCAAAAATTACGGCATATATATTATTGTTTGTGTTAACTTGATTACTCTTGTTGGTCAATAAATTAATTACAGGTTCAAATGTTTTATACATTGGAAAAACCCCTATCAATGAAATGAAAAATCCCATCCATGAAAGTAATGCCATTGTTATAGGACTTCTCCAAACAGGATCTGGTGTATATTTCGCAATCCTATCTTCTTCATGTTCACTAAATTTGTTATTTCCTGTCACGATATTAGTAGGTCCATTAAAAACATTTCCTGAAAAATTATTAATATTTGACTTAGAATATTTATCTCCCATATGTATCCTCCTATTATTTTCCTCTCTTCGAGCTATATTTTTTATTCTTTCTACGCACTGTTCCATCTTCTAAAACTTCCACATTGCTGCGGGACTCCATCTCAAGTTGAACTGCTTCAAATTGCTCTTTTGATATTATTCCCTCATGGTGTTCCTTATTCAAATACTGATTCTCGGAGCCGCCGGAATCAGCAATTGCCACATCTCCTGTATACTTCTGCCTTGTTAATGTGGATTCAATTCCTTTTTTGCTCCAGCGTTCTTTTCCTTTTGGCGATTTAATACCGTTTGTTTCCAATCTCTTTATAATTCCACCTATGCTACACCCCTCCAGATACCAATTAAAAATATCTCTGACGACTTTAGCTTGTTCGTCATCAATAACTAGCATTCCATATTTATCTTTTTTGTATCCATAGCAAGGACGATTATATAATCCTGATGTACCGTTCTCTGCTTTCCTCTTCAGCCCCCAACGTATATTTTCACTTCTCCATTCATTCTCAGACTGTTCACAAGCTTCAATCACACTTATAAGCAATTCATCGCCTATTGCTTCTGTGTCAATCTTATCTCGTTCAAAAATAATTCTTTTGCCCGCTGCACGAATCTTTCGTATGGCTTCCAGACATTCCTGTGTGTCACGTCCAAAACGACTAATACTTTTTGTAAGTATAATATCGATATTTCCTTTTTCACATTCACTTATCATTCTATTGAATTCTATTCTTGATGTTCCTGTTTTAGCAGAAGCAACATCTAAAAAAATATCTGCTACAAACCAAGTCCTATGAGCTACCGCCAATCTAGTGAGTCCTGATACTTGTGTAGACAAACTTTCCATTTGTTCCTTACGGTTTGTACTCACACGAGCGTAGATACCAACAGCATAATCCTTAATCACTCTACGAGGTTGTATCACTGTTATATTTTCATGAATTCTATTTAGTTCATCCACACTCGAGTCCCCTTTCAAATTTAGTATAATTAAATTGCTAATTTAGCATAATGATTATTAGTCTATTATCGTAATTCTTAATCAAAAAAATTTGACAACAGTTCTATAGTCACACACCCTAAAAACACCTCAAAAACAATAGTACCGTTGTTACACCAAGCAAAAAAAGCAGTTCTGTTGCCACACCCCTCTATTTTCCAGTGGTCAGAACTATTGTCAAATGCTCTAAAATCACAATGTAACCCCTCTGTCCAAACCTCTGCATTTTTCTCTAAACCTTTTGATTTCAAGGCTTTTATACAACTTTTCTTCTTACTTCCTTGACAGAAGAACTATGGTCTCCACATGAACACTATATTTACCACCTGACCATGTATGTTTATCTTTATCAATATAGAACTCTCCAACTAATCCTGTAAAGCTATCCTTAACCTGTACCTTGTAGCCACATTTACAATCTATATTGCCAAATCCTGAAATACTACAAGTTTTTTCAGGACCCTTTAATTCATTTTTAATTTCATCATCAGATAAAGCCTTATCCTTTCCTTGTTCAATAACCTTAGTTATATAATGATATAATTTTTTTAGCTGTGGATCGATTTTTTCTTTTACCTTGTTTCCTTTTTCATCAACAACCAATACCCTACTTACCATATCATTCATCGATATTTTATAGCTAGCTGATTCTATATTGCTTGACTCCTCAAACATAAGCTTCAATTTAACTATACCTTTTTCAACGACGTTAAACTTATCCAAATCAACTTCAATCATGTATTTTTTATGAGCTTTATCTTTCTTAGAATGCTCTGTATACGCACTCATTATAACATCATATCTAGTAGCACCAATAAACAGCTTTGTAATTTTAGTTTCAGCAGGTGCAAGCTTACCATAAGCTAAAGCATGTTGACCGTCTTTTCCCTTAAACACCGCTTTTGCAATATCACAAGCTGTTGTGTTTACAAAATTATAACTTACTTGATCCTTACTCAATAAGAAGCCTATATCAAAAGCCGTCATAGATAGACGATTATCTGTATTTGATTTATCAATATCTATTATAGTTCCTCTGAATATCTCTTTTCCACCTACATAAAAACAACAAGTAGAGCCTTCTACTATACCTATTTGTTGTATTTTTGAGTCATTTACTGCTTGGATAAATGAAAACTCCAAACACCTAGATGGGGATTTAATATCCCCACTCCAGGTAACAGATGATAGTACGCTAGATAGTTTATAAAATTTACCTTGTCTAATGTGAACTATTAGTTCTATGTCTTCATTTTTATACTTCATTAAGGTATCACCAACTTCCAACCACTATATATTACATTAGATTTTTTTAATTGTGGGTACTTCTTTAAATTCTCTGCATTTGATGTTATCTTTTTATATTTAGAGCCATTACCGTAATATTTCTGTGCAATCATAAATAGATATTCACCATGCTTTACAGTATGTATTTTAGAGCTTTTACTTAACTCATTTTTTTCTAGGTTTCTCGAATACACTTTATTTGGAACTGTATTTGATGGATTTGAACTCTTTGAGGTGTTCGGAGGTGTCCATTCTGGAATAATGATATCTTCATCTTCCTTTAACTCTAATGTGAAATATACATCCCCACTTCCATCTTTTTCAAGAAACTCAAAATGGCTTATTCTTACAGGTATGTTAATAGGTGTCGATGTCACAATATATCTAAGTCTTTCCCCATCTCTACACCATTTTTCTAGCTTATTAACGTAACTATATGGGTCTGTTGTAGGTCCATCTATAAATTGATAATTAGCACCCTCATGTGGGAAAAAACTGGATAAACTAATCGAGGAAGGCTCATATCCATTAAAGATATTTACCTTCCCTTTTTTTACTATATTTTCCCCTGAGATATCAGCATTGATATTTTTCCCTATCTCTGACGGTATAACCGGAAATCTTAAATTTTCAGTATTTGAATTTAGATATACTTCCAAGTTTTATACACCCCCTGCTTTAGCCAATTTCATTCTTTTTACAAGTCTACTAACTAATAAATCAATATCGGCTTCTTCTCTTACTGTAATATCATTTATATTTATCACAATACGTTCTTGATCTCTATTTTCATACTCATTTGCCTCTCGTTTTGTCAGTAATTTTTCCCCTTGATGAGCTCTAATTGGGTAGTTGTCATAGGGTATTCTTGACTGTCCCATAGCTCTTCTCGCATATGAGGGTACTCCACTGTTGTCTACACCTATGCCACCGCTACTACTGCCTGTTTGGAAACCATCTAAGCCATTAAGCCCCTCAAAGTTGGTATTTCTCATATGATTGATAGTTTTATCCCACCATTGCATAACATCTTTTAATGCGCCAACGATACCGCTGATAGCATTATTAATCCCAGTTAATAGTGGTAATATTACTTTATCAGCAAGTTTAAGTTTCACCTGCATTAATTGCCATTTTTTCTCCCAATCAGATGCCAATAATTTTATTGCATTTTTTATAAAATCAGGATTTTCTTTCAAAAATTTAAACACATCTTCAGCTACACCTTTGAAAAATTGGAATACATCCCCCATTCCTTCAAATGCACCATTTACCTGTTGACCAAACATATTTATGGCTTCTTGTGCTTCCGGAGAATTAGTAATAATATGATTATAAACATCATCCAGCATATCCGTTATTGGCTTCGCTGCCGTTTTTAGCTTACTAAAATCGATACCCCCAAAATTAGTAATATCTAATAACTTCCATAGTCCGTCAATAGCTTTTTCTGCATCTGTAAACAAACCGCTAAAGAAATCCTTAACTATTTGACTGTCGAAAATCTTTTGCATTCTTTCATACATAGGTGTATATACTTTTGATTCTAGTAAGTTATTTGCTATTACCCAAGCATCTTTGAAGTTCATAGGTATATTTTGGAATTCTTTATTTACCTGTTCTGAATTTTTAAGAATTGCACGTTTAACTAAATCAGCAGTAAGAAGACCCTCTTTCCCGGCTTCCTTAATGCCCATTCCAACTTCTTTTTCAATCATTTTCGCCATTAGTGGAGCTGACTCCCTTATCGTTCTAAGTTCATCACCTTGGAGTGTACCACTTGCCAAACCTTGATTTAACTGATACATTGCTGAACTTGCTTCTTCTCCTGATGAACCACCTTTTCTAAATGATTGCATAGCAGTTTGGTAGAATTTAGCAGCTTCTTGAGGTTTACCGCCAAACACATCAGGTGACATCTGCATAAGCTTAGTCATACCATTTCTAACATCAGATAAATTTGATCGTGAATTTCTAGCTACACCCTGGACTAGACTATCATATCCACCAATACTCATACCACCTCTATCAAGTGAACTTGCCCTAGCTTTGTAATCCGAATAATTATTATATCCGTCAATTGTAACTTTTATGACCTTATCTTTAAGGCTATTAAGACCTTGCTGAATCTTCTGTATTCCCCATTGGGTCATATCGTTTAATTTCACTTTAATATCGTTATATGCACTTTTAGCAAGTTTCCCAATCCCAAGGCTTATCAATCCTATTCCAGCCAACACGGGATGTTTTCCTAAAAGTTTAAGTGGGATACTTCCAAGTGGTCCTAGCTTATTAAGCTTACCACCGATGGCATCCAACCCTTTAGATGCTAAATCTTTTACTTCAATAGGTATCTTATTCGATTTTTTTATCATATCACCAAAAGATTTGTACTTCTTTGATACTTCATCAACTTGTTTTTTAGCATCCTTACCATCCACTTTTAATTTTTTATTACCTTTCAAGCTCTTATCAAATTCCTTATTGGCTTTTTCAATTTCTTTCGTTTCCTTTTTAAATTTTCTAAGCTCCGCTTGCATCCGCTTTAATTCTTTAGTCATTAAATCTTCAGCTTTAAACCTAGCTTTCAATTCTGTTGTATTTGTTGCCATCTACTACCCCCTTTCTCCCACCATAAAAGGGCAAAGTTGATATTTTTTCTCGTCTAATCTATCTTCTATTTCTTTGAATAGAAATGCCTTCATCATTCTATATTCACCAATATCTGATTTCTTTTTTTTATATAATTCAGATGGAGTCAGTCTTGCGTACTTCCAGAAATAGTAAAAAGTACGCAATTCATCATCCACCTCAATTAGTTTTTTATTTCATCTTCCTTTGGTATATTATTAATTAAATTATCATATGCAGCATATAATAAATCTATTTCGTCTGGGGTAAGCAAAACTAATACGAGATCAGTTGGTGTCCCTACCTTAAACTTGCTTATAAGTTCTTTATTTTTAAATAGTGCTTCACCATTATAGAATACAGAATAAACTAAAGTCAGCAACTTTCTCATCCTATTATTTTCAGCCATTTCTAGCTTCCCTTTGTCTGCCATCTTAAGCTTGTAACCATACTCTTCAAGCTCTGCTTCTTGCTCCAAACTCATCCTACGCATTTCAATGATAAAAGGTTGATTAAACATTCTAGACAAGCTATCTATTTCTATTTCCTCTTTTTTAACTAAAAAATCATCTCTATCTTTACTAAGCAATAAATCAATCAAATTAACATTTTTTTCACTCATTTTTTATCTCCTTATATCAAATCTATTGGGTCAAAATCATCAAATGTAAATGGGGCTTCTATTTTTCCAACCTCTCCATTTTTAAAGTCAGCAAGGGTTAAGTCATCAAATTGCACTCCCATATATCTAATTCTTTCAGCTCCCACATTATCAGGGTCATCAAGCTTAGATATAATTTCAAAACTAATTGTTTTTTGCTCTTTCATTCTAACACCAATCAACTTTGTCATTCTTGATGAAACCTTAGTCATAGTGCAAGACCCTTTACCCTCTGCTCCTGTTGTTTTATGGGCGTCTATCATTTGTCTTGGTCTTGGTATTGCCGTCTTTTTAAAATCTATTTTAGCTTGAAACCCTTCAAGTTCTGCAACATATTCCCCATCTAACCACAGCTCACCGAAAGTACCACTTATACCATCAGTACCTAGTATCTGTTTTACTTGTTCTTTATCTGCCATATTTAAGCACCTCCTAAACATTTATATTTATATAAAAATCTTCCATAGCATCCACGCCCTTAAGCGTTATCACTATAAAAACTTTTGAACCAGTATTAAATTCTTTAAGCTCCTGTTCACTCAAAGATTTTACATCAACACCCTTTTCAATCAAATATTTTTTTTGTGCTTCCATATCAATATTTACAGAAAATCCATTTGCTATCATTTCACTTCTGTTCAAATCCTCTAAAAATCCTTTTATTTCAGATATCAGCAAACATTTATTATCATAGCTATTAGATACCTTACCTACATAAAAATCGGTAATGGACTTTTTAACAGCGTTATTAATCATCTTATACGTTCGTACTAGCTTTATTTTCTTGAAAGTTTCTCCTTCATTTCCATCAACGCCAGTTAGAGATGTAACACCTCTGGCTATTCTTACTTTACCGCCTTTTTTTACGAGTACCAACTTACCAGCATTTATTAAAGAGTTCAATTCTTCATTAGTTTTTTTAGGTATATTAGTGATGAACGGCACATTGCAATATGTTATGGATTGTGTAAAAGGTGTACCTGCACACGCACCAACGATAAAAGGCAATAGTTTATTGGCAGTGTAGGTAACTGAACCTTCCTTTATATTATCTGTCGCAAACTCAATCACACTACTTGAATTACTTGGATTATTTGTTGCTATTACAACATCCGCCCAATGTCCTATTTCCTTAAGTTTGTTAATGAATGCTATTAGCTTTGGATTTTCAACCTCGTCTGTAGCATCAGGCATACACATATAATTGAATTCAACATTTTCTAATACCTCAAGTGCGTTATCTAATGTATCATCACTACCTATTGAATATACAATAACCTTTGATGGTGTGTACGCTCTTTCCTCAAGCACCCCACCTACTCTCACATCCTGAATATTACCTTTGAATGCGTGCTCTATATACATAAGATTATCAGATTTATACTTTTCAGTTACTTGATCAAATGACACGTATTCTTTCAAACCCTTAACAGTTGAGTCCTTTAATATCAAAAGAGCCACACTAGTACTAGCACCTTCTAATGCTCTTCTTTTTTCTTCTTTGAAACTAATTTTTAACTCAGTTAGCCCCATTTTTTACCTCACTTTCTATTTTTAATACGTCACTACTACGCATTCTTATAACTTCAATCACATTACTATCATTTTTATCAAAATATACCTGTTCATGATAACTTGTTTTAATGCTAAAATTCAAAGTATACCCCACTTCATCTTTTAGTATCAAAGTGTCAATATCGGATATATGAATATATCTTCTACCAACCTTTATACTTCTTACAAATTGAGTTTCTAACAATTCTTTGATTTCATTTAAATCGGATTTTTTAACTCTACCGTGTGGGAAGTATCGTATGTCAATTACAAGTGATTTTTTATTAAAGTGTAAATTTACTGATTTTGAATTTTCTATATGAACATCAATAAAAAAACAGCTACCTTTATTTAAATATAATTGTAATTGGTCGTCATCATCTGTTATTTTACATTTATAGTCAGTATCCTTTATGGTCTCATAAATCATAGATGATACTGATTTAATCAATTCATTTATCTTAATCATTATTTACCACCCGTAATCTCATCCAATATTCTTTTACCTTCTTTTTCTAATGTTTCTTTTCCTACCTTCATAGCATTTCTAAGCATAAATTTACCTGGAACAAATAGTATTTTTCCATCATCACCAACTACACTCTTACGTCTACGCTTAGATGGTTTAAGTCCCATACCTGCCCTAGTCCTATGACCGTATTCAACATCCCAAGCATAGTATTCCCCCTTAGACTGTACATCGTTATATATTTCAACCGAATCTCCTAAATCTCTTATTTTCCATCCACGTCTTAGATTTCCTGCCGTTTTAGCTTTAGGATTTTTATTCACCGGAGTATTTTCAACCACGTCTTCAAGTATTTCAGTAGCAACAGTCATTTTTAATTTATCAAATTCTTCAGGTATTTTCTTTTCAATATTTTCAAGTCGTTTTATTAACTCATCCATTCCCTCAAATTCAAAACTCATTATACTCTCTCCTTCAGCGTTACCGGAATCTCTAAATGTGACGCCCACTTAAAAGGTATACCTGCCACACAATCATATACACGACCTAAATGAGTTATAACAAGTTTATCACCCTCTATAACATCTTCTTCAGGTCGTGTATACACTGTATAATCAATAACTATTTCATTATCGTGATATCCTGTGGTCGCCTTATCTAGTTCACAAAGCACATTAGATTTAATAGTTTGTGGCTTCATTGTAGTTAAGTGTGAATCATCTTCTATTTCCATGTGTCTAATTATATCCATTCTATCATGGTAGGTACTTGCCAATATGTCTGATTCTCTCACTTAGTTACCTCCATTCATTCTGATAGTTCCGACTTTCTTAAACCTTATTAAATGCGTTTTATATTTACTTATCAAATCATCCACACTTGTTATTTTAGTGTTAGTACTAACATTATATTCTATTTTCGTATTCCCTCTAGTTATGGATTTAATCCCACCTGTATTTTGAGTATCTTGACCACTAGAAGATAGTGATTTATTATACTCAGCCAGCATCTCCACAATAACAAGTTCTAATTCGGTTGGTATATCTTCCCTATTACAATAGTTTTTTATCTTTTGAATTAGGATATCGAGAACGAGAGATATAGTTATCTCGTTCTCGATAGTTCCTACTAATATCTTGAGTTTTTCAATTATTCTCTCGTTCATCTAAATCACCCCTAAACAGCTTTTATCTGACAAGTAAAATTAACCAATGCCTTTGGTTCAATAACTTTTGTACCATAAACAAATAACCCTTTTACCGCATCAGCAAAAGTTTTTTCTGGTCTGTATGGCTCTATCTTTGTTATCTGACCTGCATAGCTAATTGCTTGGTCTGTTCCAGCCATTATTGAATACTTCTTAGTTGATACAGGCACGTTATTAGACATTCTAAGGTTAAACCCTGCTACATCAGCACCATCCACTACACCATTTTCTAGCACTTTGAAATCCTTAGTGAATCTTGGGTCTTTTGATAACATCCCTAAATACCAAGCTGGTATAATGGCAAATCTGCCGGCTCTTGTTACATTATTTTCATCTAGTTTAACAGCCAAATCAACTAACTGATCATAAGCGTTCGCTACTTCAATATCAACAGGTGCTGACGAAGTACCAACTTTTATTCCTGCATCTTTTACAAAACTCGCTATATGTTGATCTATTACATCACCAATCGCATATGATGCTCTATCCATAGCTTTATCAACTAACTTAATATTCGCTTGAGCTGCGTCGATATCGTCAACTTTAAAGTTAAAATATTTCGCTTGGTCTATAACTAGTTCCTGTTGAGTTGAAGTTATTTCTTCTGGGTCTGCAAGCTTCTTTGCTGCACCATCACCAGTTAAATAATCTTTTATTGAGATAGGTCCAATCTGATTAATTTTAACCTTATCACCCAAATTTTTGATTTCCCCTTCGTAGTCATGATTTACCACATTAGCATACACTAATTTTTTATCTAAGTTTGCAAGTAGCCTAGCACTCCACAGTGTAGGTATAAAATTCTTTACTGTCATATTAATTCACCATTACCTTTCTTATAACTTCATGCCTTTGATTGAATCCCAATTTGCATTGATTTCATCAATAGACATACCCTTTAGCTTATCCACAGATATCGTAGTATTCTTGTCAGTAGTCTTGGGTGTTTTTCCTTTTAACCTCTCAGTAACAGCCTTTTCTACTGCACTATCAAACTTTTCTTTAAACAGCTTGATATTTTCATTTGTAGATTCAGCATTTTCACCCATTAAAAAAGAACTAAATTCAACATCAAGCCCTTGTTTACCAAGTTCTTTTACTGTCTCTAGTTCCAATTGGTCTCTCTGAAATTTTGCCCTCTCTGATTCAAACTTTTCCTTTTCTTTCTCAAACTGTGCCTTTGCTCTTTCATCTGCTGTCATCTTAGCAAGCTTCTCAGCTTCTGACTTTTCCTTTTCTAGTTTCTCCTGGTACTCTTTTTCCCATTTAGCTCTAGACGATTCCATCGCCTGTGTAACCCTTTTATCAGATTCAGATTGAATTAATTTCTGTAGTTCCTCATCTGTGTAAGTTTTACTCTCTGGCTTGTTTTCTTCTGGTGGATTCTCACCACCATTACCAGCTCCTGTATCTTCTGCCAGTAGCTGTAAATTCATTCTTAATAGTCCCTGTAAGTTATTTTTCATCCCTTATAGTTACTCCTTTCATTGTAATAAAATAAGACCTTTTAACGTCGTGTCTAGGACGATTGTATTAAAAAAAGCACCTCAACATTTACTGTTAAAGTGCTTATATAAATGGTGTGATGTCTTTAACATCTTTCAAACCATTCTTAATCTTTTGCATTGTAGAATTTTCTTGTAAAAACTCCATACCCTTGATTGTTAATCTAGGCTCTATTGCTTTAAATCCATATCCACCGCAATAATTAACTCTTGCAAAGCCATCAATTAAATCATCATCAATCATTGACTGAAGTATTTTATTGCGTCTTTCTTCGCTTATTTTTAATGCTTCTAGAAATGTTCCATCAAATATATTGCTATCCATAGATTCTTCAATTCCTACAAGAATTTTATAAACTATTTTGAGATTGTCCACTATATCACCTCTTCAATATCATCTAGTTTTACATCTATATCTTCCCAAGTATATTCATCATTACCAACAGTAACTAAAAAGACTTCATAATCTCCATATATCTCCATTACGTCACCTTCTCTACCGTCTTTTAATCTAACTCTATCATACTGTTTTATTTTCATATTACTTCACCTCTTCAATTATCACAGTAGTTAAGTGTGTTTTATCCTTATCTACACCCCAACCTACTTTTACATTAGTTGGTATCCCGTCTTTATTGTACATGATAATTTTTTGTTCATACCTAGTTACATGACCATTGCTACCTTTATTTACAACTGGATTTTCTTTAGCCTTTTTAAGTATATCTTTTTCGAACTCTTTATAATTATCTATGTTGTAGCCCAGCCTTTTTTCAATTAACTTTCCTTTATTCAAGCCACTTACGTTGTTGCCACCAAATAGATATTTTTCAAATTTATTTTTGTCAATTGTTGCGGTGTCAACGTTAGGCAACTTCAGTTCAGGATTATTTTTAAGCTTCATTCTCCTAGTGTAATCAACACTTCTTAACCTTCTATCTCTTTCACTTTCATTATACTTTAAATCTTGGTAATTATCAAAACTTTTAGGAACTTGTACGCCTACATTTTTATACATTTCAAACTGTTTTTTATCACTATGTCTGTTCTTCCACTTCTTTTCTTCAATCAAATATTCAGGATTACTTTCAACATACTTCTTATACCACTCTTTATAATTTAAAGACTTATCTACCTTTACCTCATTACCATCTTTATCCCTTGCTGTTCTAGTTCCTTCTAACTTTCCTGTATATGGTGCTGTTGCACTTCGGCATCTGGGGTGCATTGGTGGATAGTTAACACCTGCTTGAGCTTCAGATACTAGATATATTTCGTGGTCTAATTCCCTACAAGTATCAGATGTTCTAAAGTCAAGAGTAGCTATATAAATGTATTTTTGAACATTCATAGCTTCGTATGCTTTTTTAGTTCCGAGTCCACTGAAATATGCTTGTTCAGTGTGAATTAGTGTGGCTGCTGCTTTTTTACTAACATCTATTTTTTTAGTGATCTTATCTATTGCATCCTCAGTGTCTACACCTTGAATAGCTGACTGTATTATTATTTCCTCCAAAGTATCCTTTAACAAAGTTCTGTTTTTCCATATCCTCTCACTAAAATTTTTGCCACTCCAGGGTTTAGCAAACTCTTTTAATATTTCAGCTTTAGATAATACATTTAGATTTTTAACAGTCACTTCACTGGCCACACTAACATCAAATAAAGTTTTAAAATAATTTGATTTAGTAGATTCATATAATAATCCCTCTACTTTTTCATCAGTAAATTTAAAAACACCATCTATATGCTTTTGTATCTCAAAGAATGATTGTTCAAGTCGTGAAATTCGGCTTCTAGCTGACAGCGTATTGAGTTCTAACAGAATATTAGGGTTATCTATCATTTCCATATATTCAGCAAGCTCTCGTTTGAATTTAGTGTATTCTTTACCAGTTAAAAGTTTTATAGCTAAATCATAATCTATCTCATTATTTTCAGAAAACCTATAAAATATCATTGCTATTTCTTTTTCTATCTTTTTCAAACAATTCTCAAATTGCTCATTAACCAACCTAATTACTTCATCAGAATCCCTCAAATCTTCGAGTTGCCTTTCTTTAGCTCTTTTAATCCAGTAGTCCGATATTTTAACTTTCGGCATTTACATCAACCCCTATATTGTAAGGTTCTTCAACTGTCAAATCCTCTTCCTTTTTCTTTTTCTCAATCTCTTCAACGGCATTTTCAACAAATGGCAACTGATTAATTAATGTCTCATTGCTGAGATAAGGAGATAAATTTTTGATTGTTTGAGACAGTTCATATACATTTTGTGGCAGCGTATTTGAAAACTTAATCTGAATATCAGTGAATAAATCTATATCTTTTTCAAGGCTAAGGGTATTACAAATAAGCTCTATTCGTCTTTGTAGACCTTTTTTAAACTTACGTTCTTTATTCGACCTTATCTGTTCCATTGCAAGGATTTTATATCTTATAGATACACCACTAAGATTATTACCAAAGCTTTCATCTTGCATATCTGGAGTGTATGAAAATTTATGTATGTCTCGCCTTAATCTATCCTTGTAGTTCTCAACCCAGCTATCATTTACATCTTTAATTAGCCATTTAGCATCTCCCTCACTATCAAGTAATAAAACCCTTTCTTTTCTTAATTCATCAATATCATCTGAATTTGTACCATTCATATTTACCAAAACTAAAAACGCATCGGTAAACTGATCCATATCGTTTAATGTGTTTGACTGTGATTTATTATATGCATCTATCAAGTGTATCGCCTGTTCAAAATCTCCCTGCTCTTCTTTGTTGTTAACATACTCTACAACTGGAACATCATTAAATGTATGCTCAGCTACATCTTCAAGTTTTAAATCGGTATCTTTCCCTTTATAAATCCAACAGGCATCTTTATCATAAACTTCAACGAATGTGACTTTATCATTACCATCACCCACATCATAATACCTAATTGCAAATTTAATACTTGGGGATATTGTCATATCATATATTACAAACATATTTGATGGGTCAATCTCATTAAATCTTATCTTGGCATTTTCATCACGATATAATAATTCATATGCTTTTCCTTTGATGCTACAAATTTTGGCAAGCTCTAAATTTTCTTCCTGTTCATCTGAATAATCAAATATACCCTGTAATTCATCAATTAACTTATTATTTCCTTTGCTTGAATAACTTATCGGTTGGCCTACAAAATAACCTACAAGCATATCAGTAATGTACTTAGGATATGGATTAACTATCTTATTATTAGGCAAACCATCATCACGTTTGACATTTAAAATATCGTGCTTACCCTCGTAATAATTTTGTAGCTTGAGATATCTAGCACATTCAACTTTATGCTTTTTAATAAACTTTTGTATATCGTCTATACTCAATTCGTCTTTATCTGTTCTAAACAATGTAACACCTCCTTACAATCCTAACTTAGATTTATTCATAGTCTTGAACTTCTTATTATTTTTAACTATTGATTCTGCAATACCTGTTAGGCAGTCTGCACAGTCATCGTGTTTATTCTTTCCTTCTCGCTGATATTTAATTACATCTTTTGCAAACTCAGGCCATTTATTCCTCCAAGTAGATGGAACGTAAATATGTTGATTTACCCATGAACTGTTTGACAATATCCTAGCTTTCTTATTTTCTGATTGATGAAACCACTTAACAACTGTTTTATTAGTTGCTAGTTTATCTCTCATGATTCTTTCAACATTTCTTGCGTAACTTCTACCACCATTATTCGATTCAATAAAAGATACATTAATATTATCTCTTGCCATCATTTCAGCTTGTTTCACTTCTGTAGTTTCCATTGACTCTTTTGTGTATAAAACATCTATAATATATGCTTCATCATCAAAAGTTATTCCAAAATCAATGCTACATAAATAATCATCTCCAGTGTCAGCTGTATCCGTATAATTACATCGATATTTAAACTCTGGCAATTTGTCATATGTCTTGAGATTGTATAATTGACCTTTTAAATCTATTGGCTCCTGCTGGTAGTTTGCACTAGCTATATCTTCCCCCATTGCCTTAGTTTTTAGTTCATAGGTTTTTTTTGAAAGTATTTCATTACAAAGCATTGTTCCATCATCCTGCATGGCTTTCATGTTAATGTGTTTTATATTAAACCCTAAATCAGGCAGTTCAGCTAATGCCTTACCTGCTAAATCATCACTAGCCCATCTTGTCATTATAATTATGATTTTTCCATTTTCCTCAAGCCTAGATAACATCGTATTGGTAAACCAATCCCAATGTTTTTCTTTTACAGACTCATTATAGGCTTCCTCAGCGTTTTTAATGAGGTCATCAATAATTAATATGCTTGCACCAAACCCAGTGGCTGTACCGGTTGGTGATGTTGCCAGATAATTATTATATCCACCTTCAAGCGACCACAAATTCATGGATCCATCGCCCTTTTTTATTCGTCTATCCGGAAATATATCTGAATACACAACTTTAGTACTATCAGCCTTTTCTTCCTGTATTGAATTTCTGACATTCTTAGAAAATACAGTAGACAATGTTTCGTTGTATGACCCTGTCATTATTTTCTCCTCTGGGTGCTCCCCAAGTATCCACTCGACAAAACAGCCAGCTGTTCTAGACTTACCATGTCTAGGCGGCTCATTGATTATCAAAACATCATAATCATTTTGCTCATAAAAGTCTTGTAGTTCATTGCAGAGGTCAACTAGGAATTTTCTATTCGGTTTATAGAAATCCGGAGCTTTAAGATTACAATAAAAAAAGAACTCACGTCTTGCAAGTTCTATCTTTGCCCTTTGTCTTATTAAGTGCTTATCCATCATCAATACCAGCTATTTTTAATAGCTCTTCCTTAGTCATTTCTTTGAATTGGTCATTTTGATTCATATCCACTTTAGCCTCTAAGTCTTTTCTATCTCTCCAAATATCAGGTCTTCTATTCTTCAACCAGAAAATCTGAGCTGTAGTATCTGGCTGCACCTCTTTCACAACTTCTTTAGTAATAACCATCTTTGTTCCAACTAGTTCTCTTGTTGTTTCAGTATAACTATATCCTAATGCCCTTTTTAGTAAAGCATTCTCAACTTGCCTATCAACAACTTCTTTTCCCTTTTTTAGGGCCTCCGAAATCTCCGAATACTTCTTTTTCCAGTCATAAAGAGTAGATGTTCTAACCCCCATATTCTTTGCAATTTGTTCGTCTGTTAGACCATCTCTTGCCCAACCTTCAAGCTTTAGCAAGCCTTCAGGCTCTAGCCATTCTTGATATTTACCTTTAGCCATCAGACTCACCACCTTTCTCAACTTTTGCACGTTTTAATCAATCTTTTTATTTGCACGAAAAAAGGACCTCTCTGGGTCCTTTTTTTCTTATAAGTTATTAGTCATCATTACTATATCTAATGTAATTTTTCTATATCATCCTTCATATTTTCCAACTCGTCTTTAGTGAACGGACACCTATCATCATACACAATCTTTATTATACTCTTTATTTTACTTGATGACTTAATAAATAGGCTGACTCCTACTATGGTTAATACTATAAGTACATAGGTCGCAATTTTAAAAATCACAATATTTTTTAGAATGCCTAAAATCAATATCAAATATAGCGCCGAGGAAAGAGAGATTGATACTACTGAAAATTTAAAGTTAATAGATACTAACCTTTCTCTTTCGGCAATTATTCCGCTCCCTCTTAATTCTTGAATTATACTTTCAGATGTAACACTCAGTATTTTACTTTCATTATTCGTACTAAACCCACATAATATTGAATTGATAGTTATAAAAAAAAGAAATATATTACCAAAATCATTAATCCTCACTATTGTATTTTTAATGAAAAGAAAGCACATACATACCAACACAATTAGCACAATTAGATACTTAAATATTTTTTTCATTTTCAGCCCTCCCCCCATCAAAGAGAATACTATTTTTTCATTTTACTAAATATTTCCTTCTTTTCATTGTATGCTGTTTTCAAAGCTGATAGATATTCTGTTTTTAATTCTTCCAAATCATGAGAATGTTTCCTTCCATTCTCATATCTGTATAGTTTTACATCAATCGTGTATTTATAATACAAGGACATTAAATCATATTCTTGTTTCTTTTCATTTTTAGTGCTACCTTTTATTTTAGCTTTGTTTAGTTTTTTGGCTTTTACACCTTCCTTAAGAGAATCTATTGCATTCCTTACAACATCTTTATTATCTAATATAAATTTATCTCTATCAGCTTTTAAATATATACCCACCTTATTTTTATTCTCTTGCATTTGAAGTAGCGTCTTATCATCTAAATTTAATATATGCTTCAAGAAAGAGCTATCTATATCAGCAGATTCAAACTCTATAGATTTTATTTTTGAATAGTCATTTTTATAAAACGCATTTAACCCATATTCATTAGGTATTGGAAATGAAGATACTACTCCTTCACCCTCAAAAATATTCACTATATCATTAAAACTAAAATGTTTCGCCCCTCCTTTAGTATTCGTAATGCATAAAATGTTACTTGAATACACAAAATAAAAATAATTAACTAACTGAATTCCTCTCTTTATCTCCTCTTCTGCCGTCAAAACATCCTCAAGTGAACCACTTTCATAATCTCTTTTACCTATTGTTCCAGCTTTGCTCGGTCTGCCTAACCTTCCAAAGAAAAAAGTTTTATTGTGTTCCAAAACATCAAGAACAATTCTTTTTTCATCATCTTCTTCGTTCTTATCGTACAAGTTTATGCTGATATACTCACTCTTTGATTTACCATGTTTCTTTCCATGTTTCTCTATAATGTTTTTATGTTTTAAATAAAGACTTTCTTTTTCATTTTCTCTAATTTTAACATCATAAAAATACACCGTCTTAACCGCCATTAACTATTTTCCCCCTAATATAATCATTCTTACCCTAACTATACCAGAGGAAAATATTTTCCACAATATATTATTGTCAAATTTTCTAGAAAAATTCAACGAAAAAAGAACATCCTGCCCAAGATGTCCTTTTTTTGAATAAATTATTTTAGGGAGGTCATGAAGCCCGTCTACTTAAGTCAAAGAAGGTGGTAATTAGTGATTCACAATGACTACCACCCTCAACTTCCACAATACCATAATATCACATTTCTATGGCTCATTGTGGCTCATCTTTTAATAATTCACCAAATTTTTGTAATGCCCTCCCATGAAATCTTTTCACTTGCGCATATGAATACCCCATCTCATAAGCTATTTTAATCAAATTATACCCCTTAAGATATTTTCTGTCTAAAATTTCTATGTATCTATCATCCATCATCAAATCTAGTTTAGATACAATATTTCTCTTAATATCAATCTGCTTATCAATCAAAATATCCAACTCTTTCTCATAATCATAGATTTTTGCAATAATGCTAGATAAACTATCTCCACATATTGATGTCTGAACTCTTTCAGATAAGACAGCACTACACTTTTCAGCCTTAGAACGTTCCTCAATAATTTGGTCAATTTTTAATTTTATCTTATACTCGTAAGCTTGAACTTGCATCAAATATTGTTTAGCTGTCATATTCTACCTCTCCAAAATTGATTATTCTCACATGCTCATTATCTAAATTATGATCATAATGATGCAGTATTATTGGCTTTAAAAAACTCAATTCAGAATCAACATAAATAACAACTTCTGTCTTACAAAATCGTTTCATATGAAATGTTATCGCCACACCTTTTTTTGCTAGGTAACAGCTATCAATCATTTTTATCAATTTTTCTTTTTCGTTCAACCAAATCACCTTCCTATTTTTTCAACTCTAATATAAATACCTGGAATATCAGCCCAAAACTTTTCGCATATTAAACTTGCAATTTGAGCATCATCGCACCAAAAACCAACGCTTGTCATACAATCCTGCAATAACTTCTGTGCGTTATCTAGATCAGGCTTAGTGTCTTTGTACTGACCATCTACCTTACTATTTCTCATAGGGTAACACCATTTTACATATAGCCTTAACGATCCTCTAAGCTTTCTAGACGGTTTAAATTTACCTAAGTGACCAATCAGCTTATTTCTTGCCTGCTTAAGTTCAGGCGGCTCGTAGAAGGTTTTATTTTTAAAATTAACTTGCTTTTCTTGATGAGTAACTGTTGGTGGATTCATTGACATAAAAAACTCTATCATAACATTCTCCATTCTTTTCTACCATCCTTTTATAAATGATATTGATTATCTATTAATATTTTTCATAACGGCATTTTTGCTTTAGTCATTAGGCGACCGTGAATAGTTATGTTGGGCGAATGCTTACGCCCAACTAATCTTTCACAGTCTATGACATTTTGTGTCACGCGACAGAAAAATATATATATTATATATATGTTTTTGCCGTCGCACTGCGACAATAACTGAAAATCAGTTTTTGTCACGGGTTTTTGACGCACTGCGACAATAACTGAAATTTATGTTTTTGACGCACTGCGACACGCATGACAAAATCAGTTTTTGTCGCACGTAGTATCTTCTGATTTTCTATGAAGTATACTATGTTTACCTGGACCTTTTTCCTCAGAATCAAATCCACCATGTTCTTTTATTCTTCTCCAAGCAGTTCGCTCTGATACTCCCATTTCTTTAGCTAAATCCTGAATAGTTATATCTTTTCCATCCATCTCCAAGCTTGCGAATGCGATTTCTAATGTATTTTGCCTTTCTTCCTTCTTCTTCTCCTTAGGTTTTCTAGATTCTATTCCTTTCTGCCATGGAGCTTTTTCCGATTCAGGCATCACATCTTTCAAAACACCAGATTCATCAATCTTATGGATTGGATAGTCAAACCATACATTTACAGGATCAAATCCGGCAAACTCTCTAAGTGTACCTTCAATTCTCCATGCAGTCTTTTGCGCTGCCAATCTCATAACACCATCCAATCTTCCCTCTAATTCTATAAACTTACTTTGAGATAATGATTTTCTAGCATGGGATAACATTTGTGCCTTGCTTAAGGTATCATCAATACCAACATTTTCCTCAAAATAATCCTCATTTAGATTTTGAATAGCCAAAGCTAAATAATTTGCTGCAGCCTTTTCCTTTTCATGTTTAATAAGCTCATCAGATAAAGATAGTTCTGTTAAATCTATAAGGGCGTCTGGATCCCTAGCAAATACACCCGATCCGCTAGCTCTGTCCATAGAACGCTTACCACCTTGATATCCTTTTGAATGATGATGGCAGTATATAACAGCACTCCCTAAATCTGTACAAACCTTATCGAATTGATTACAAAAATGAGCCATTTGATCAGCACTATTTTCATCCCCAGTAATAACCTTATATATAGGATCTATTATTATAGCTATATAATCCTTTTTCTGTGCCCTTCTTATTAACTTTGGAGCCAACTTATCCATTGGCACAGACTTACCTCTTAGATTCCAAATATCGATGTTTTTAAGATTGTTTGGCATGATCTCCATTGCATTATACACATCTTTAAATCTATGAAAGCAACTTGCCCTATCAAGCTCCAAATTCACGTACATCACTTTCCCCTTAGCACACTGCCATCCTAGCCACTTATTGCCTTCTGCTATAGCAATACATAGTTCAATTAATGCATAACTTTTACCAGCTTTTGACGGTCCTGCCATAAGCATTTTATGTCCCTGTCGAAGAACTCCATTGATCAAAGGTGGAGCCAAATCAGGTAAATCATTAAAGAATGCATCTAAGCTTTCAGGGTCTGGCAAATCATCATTAACACCCTCTATCCACTCGAACCATTCATTCCAATCCTTTTTTCCAATATTGGTATCAATTAAGAATTGTTTTTTACCATTTCTAATAACTCCAGGCATTCTACTTAATCTTGAAGGGTTTTTATTTTGAATATCTATTTCTAACCCATTTTTCTTACAAACATTATATAGATATTCAACTCTTTTTCTATACTCGTCATAACTTCCAGCATCTACTTTTACTATTGCATGAATTGATTTTTTCCCAGAGTGCACTAAACAAGCAACTGGCAATTCTAGCTCTCTAATGATTGCATTTTGTTTTTCTAGTTCCATTGAATCAGATTCAACAAGTGCATACCTAAAATCAATAACATTATCATTTTTACATCCCTTGCCATCTAGTGGATTAAACCTAATCCATGCACCCACCTCTGGCTTGTAGTCGCCTAATACTGCGCCTATATCATCATTACAGTTGCTAAGCTCTTGAATTAATTGCCCTGCTGTTCTATCCCAATGCCCCTTTTGTGGAATACTTTTGCCTTCAATTTCCCACACAGAAGTTACATATCCTACGTTTTCGTTTGCTTCAAATAATATTTCTAAATACTTTATCAACTCTTTTGAAGGGCTCCAGTTTTGAGGCTCCTCAATATCTTTCCCTTCAATCCAAGTTTTGTCTATTATAACAAGATCATCTTTTATTTCATCATCCCAATCAAGTGAATGACCTTCCCTTTTTAAAACTGGTGTATAACCATTCTCTACAGCCATCTGGTAGATAGTTCCACCCGTTACAGGATTATTACTACCATGAAATCCCATCCATTTAGTAAAGCATTCGCCACTACGGTATCTTTTGCTATCTTTTTGACTCCATCTATCCCAATCCGCAGCAGTGAAACCTTCATGTTTTAATCCCATCCCTACGTTAATCCAATCTTGATAAGATAAACTCGATGGATCAATATATTCAATTAACTCTAATAAATTAGAATGGTAATTCGACATAAGCATCTCCTATACTAGCAGATGGTTTATAATTCTTTGGATTAATATCCTTTGGAATTTTCCAGCCATTGCCTGCTATTCTATCTATTAATTTTCTTGCTGAATTAAATTCCCATGTTCCAACATTCTTAAATCCTCTTTGCTCTAAAAACCTTATTTGTTTTGGAGTTGTAAGCCCTTCATTTCGTCTTACCTCTAATCTATCAAGCAACAATTTTGCTTTTCCAGCGTTCTCTACTTCATCTGGGAATATTCCCATTTTTTCAAGTGTCTTAATCTGTTTTTCAGAAGGAGGGCTCATTTCCCAACCGAATGAAGGAACATAATTCGCTAAATCTTCCGCCTGTATACTCATTTCAAATTGAAGTGGATCAACAAGCTTTCTTTTTCGTTTTCTCATTTCTTCAAGCTTGGCAGCTAAAGCTTCTTCTCTTTGTAAGATAACTTCTTCTTCAGCTATCTTTTCAATTATTTCTAAATCTTCAGGACAACCTGATTCCGTTATTTTATCAGTCATAATTTTGGCAACTTCTTCATTTTGAGCTATTAAATGTGCTGGATGGCAAAGCTCATGTTTTTCTGTATGCCATAAAAAATCTAACACTAATAAATCTTCTTTACCTGAATGAAGTCTTGTACCGCGACCAACCATCTGAGAATATAAAGATCTTACCTTTGTTGGTCTTAAGACTATTACACAATCCACAGATGGACAGTCCCAACCCTCTGTAAGGAGCATGGAATTACAAAGCACATTATATTTATTGCTATCAAAATCTTCTAGCACTTGTGCTCTATTATCTGAATCGCCATTTACTTCCACTGCTTTAAATCCTTTTTCCTGTAGTATCCTGGTAAACTTCTGTGATGTCTTAATCAGTGGTAAAAATACTACTGTTTTTCTATCGCTGCAATATTTAACCATTTCATCGGCAATCTGTTCCAAATATGGGGCTAAGGCGGTACCAATTTCACTAGCCTTAAAGTCACCTGCCTGTTGGCTAACGCCAGTAAGGTCTAACTTCAATGGTATAGTAAGAGCTTTTATAGGTGCTAAAAATCCCTCTTTTATGGCCTTTGGCAGTGTATACTCATATGCCAAGCTATCAAAATATGATCCTAGATTTTTCATGTCACCTCTATCAGGAGTGGCAGTAACACCTAATACATTTGCTTTGTCAAAATGATTTAAAACTCTTTGATATCCTTCAGATATACAGTGATGAGCCTCATCTATTACAATTGTATCAAAATAATCTCTATCAAATTTTTTCAATCTTTTTTCTCTCATTAATGATTGAACACTTCCTACAGTTATTCTAAACCAAGAGCCTAAACAACTACTTTCAGCCTTTTCTACCGAACACTTTAATCCGGTAGCTTTTTCTAATTTATCTGCAGCCTGTTCCAATAATTCTCCCCTGTGGGCAAGAACCAAAACTCTATCACCTTTCTTAACTCTTTCTTCTATAATTTTACTAAAAACTATTGTTTTCCCACAACCAGTAGGTAAAACTAAGAGAGTTCTTAGAACTCCCTTATCCCATTCATTTAATACTGCATTTTTTGATTCCTCTTGATATGGTCTTAATTTCATAGTTAAAAACTCCCTGGTGTAAACGTTGGAGCAGCACTTTCTTTAGGCTCATAAAATTTCTTAATTTCATTTGATTGCATTGTATCTCCACTATTAGAAACCCAGTCTCTTATGCTTACCTTACACCTTCCTTTTGCTCCAATAACTAAATTCCAATTCATCTTTAACGGCTGTCCCTTTTTCTTTTGACCTATTGATGTGAAAAATTCAGACAAAAACCCCTCAGTTCTCTGGTGCAAAAGTAAGCTGTGTTGAATAATATTTACACCTTCAACTGTCTCTATTTTTATTTTAAGAATTGCCTTATTGCATGGTGGCATTTTCTCGCTGCCATTATGTCTAGCTCTTTCAAAAGATATTACCTCAAAATCATAATCTCCTGCAGGCAGAAGTATAAACTCTGGACCTTCTTTGTTTATCTCGTCATCCCATCCTAATTCTCTTTCATTCATTAAATTTGTCATAATTACATTCCTCCTTTAATCATTGCGTAAACTTGTTCCCATGCTCCAACTAATACACCAGAAACGAATCCTGGATCATAATTTTCAATTGGTGTCCCTGAAGGATAATACCCTTTCAGAGATACCACATTTTGTATTTGCTCTACAGTTACATTGTTTTGTATCATCAAATCGTTTAATGCTTTGTTTCCAACTAATTGTTTAGATTTATCATTATCAAATGGTGTGCTAATATCCACTGACTCAAATTTTGCGACATCATTACTTGAATCTGATTTATCGTTACTATCAATCTTATTTATGTTATCAACTTGATCAACTGATTTATTATCATCCTTTATATTCTCATTTTTTTCAATTTTGCTTTCTTTGTGATTATTTTGAATTTCTTTCAATTCTTTATCTCTTAAATCTTTCAAGAAAAATCTTTCTATTTCTTTATAATCAAAGTCTAATTTATCAGCCAATCCTTTTCTATTTTTGGCATCCCAGCTTGGTGTATGAGTCGTATACATAACCCTCTTTCCACCTTGAGCTTTATTTTTACCTTTTACTGCACCTTGATTATCCACATTAATAACATGAGTTTCATAGTTAGCAAATAAAACCATATCTGCCCACTCTTTTAGTAATGGTGCCGTTTTTTTCTGCAACTTTAACTCCCACCTGTCATATGCTCCTAATTCGTCAGGTTGTTCGAATTTTGTTATTTTAGCATGTGCGCATATTACAACATTTATTCCCATATCTACAATGTCCTGCAAAGAATTTAGAAACCTACCAAACTCTTCTTCTAGATAAGTGTATCCTTTTCCATAACCTATTCCCTCTATTCCATTTATTTGAAATTTATTGCAGATTTCTTCAATTATTAACCTTTCAGTCCAGTCAGCTGTATCAATAACTAGTGTTCTGAATTCAGTGTATCCACATTTCAACATTGATATTTGTTGCTTTAAAATAGCATAACTTGAAGGAGTTGGCGTTCTGATTATATCAAGCTCTGAACTGCCTGATTCAACATCTATGAATACAGGTTCTGGGAATTTGGATGCAAATGTTGATTTCCCTATCCCTTCTGGTCCATAAATAACCACCTTTTGGGCTTTTTCCTGCTTTCCTTTAATAAGATCCATTAAAATTCACCTGCCTTCCATTTAGGCTCTTCTATCACATTGTTACTATCTTTATCTAACACATAACCATCTTCTATAATAATGCTGCATTCATCACCCTTTGATACCCTAGTAGCTATTACTTGAAGACCTTCAGACTCTAGCCAAGCACCAAAATCCTTTAAGGTATCAAGATCCATTTGCTCTAACTTATCCATCAATACAAATCCACACGATGGATTTAACTTTCTTACTATCGCAGTAGATACTTTCAACTGGTCGGCTCCACTCATATTATCCCACTTAAAGCCACTGTATAAAAGTTCTCCATCCTCAACCATAAGCCCTGAAAGTGGTAAATTAGCGCTAGCAAGCAATTCTGTTTTTTTCTTCCTTACATCACTTAATTCGCTTGTCAATGAATCATATTGTTCTTTATATTCCTTAGCATCTTCTTCTGCTTTTTCTTTGTATAGATTTGCTCTTACCTTTTCATTGATTTTTTCTATATTTTCAATGCTTGCCTCAAGTTCAGCAGTAGATTCATCATTCAACTCTTCAACTGTTTTTTTCGCATTCAATATTTTTTCTGCTCTGTCATTTAATCTTGACATTACTTCTTTTTTCTTAGCTTCTAATTCGTATATTTTTTCTTCAATATTCTTAAAGGCTTCTTGGTCTGATTCTTGCTCAATTACAAGCGTTCTTAAATTGTCTCTTTGCCTTTGATTCTCACCATTTTTAGCAAGTATATTCTGCTGCTTTTTAATTAAATCAGATGCAGATATTAGAGTTTGAGGGGCATCAGGATAATAAGTCTGTTCCTTCGCAAACTTCTCCTTTTGATCTTTAATCTGACCTATTGCATGCCTCTTATTGTATATTTCAGTTTCCTTTTGCTCTAACTCAAATAACTTATCTCCAACGCCTATTATTTGAAGCAATGTATTTGCCTTTTCTTTATTAGTTTGATTCATAAACTTAGGTAGGTTTAAAGCCAACTCTTCAACAAAACTATCTAATAACTGCTGTCCTGCTTTCTCACCTTTGGGATCTATTACCTTAAGGTCTGAATTTTTACCCTTACGCTCTACAATTAACCCATTATTCATAGTAATCTTTAGATTCGGTGGTATTACTGAACCTTCACGCTGTGCATTAGACGGCTTATACCTATTTCCACCTAGTACCCAAGCTATTGAATCAAGAACAGATGTTTTTCCTTGATTATTATTGCCACCAATTATCGTAAGACCATTTTCTGATGGCTTAAGCTGTACAGCCTTTACTCTTTTTACGTTTTCTATTTCCAATTTATTTATCTTTATCTGTTCCATAAAGCCTCCATTATTCTATTATTTCAGAATGTTCATATGCAAATGCTATCATTTTGTTTAATATTGTATGTTTTTGCAAATCCGTTTTTTCTACAATTTCTTCAATAATGTCCATTGATTCATTGCTAACTCTTACAGTTCTAGCCCATCCATCTTTTGTTTTTCTCTTTGACTTAAAAATTAACTTTTCCATAAAACCTCCAAATATGTTATAATTTAATTAATGTTATTTTTTTGAGCGATTGACTGATATATTTAGTCGTCGCTCTCTTCATTTTCCTCATATAACCATCCCTTATAATCATCTGATTCTAGAAATATTAAATAATCTTGATATTCTTGATTAATCATTTTTTCATCACTCTCTTTAAATATTATCTTGAATAATACTTACTACATCATCAAAAGTTAATCCATATTTATCCATCAACTCTATTAATCTTTCATATGCATCTTTCGTTTTATTATCCATGCTGCACTCCTATTCATTTTATTCCTCAACTTTTATTCATTCACCCATTTTAAATAAGCTGTTATGTATTGAGCGAAAAACTCAATCACAATCAACGCAGCGTATTTTATCGCCCCTAACCAGTCCCTTATTTGCTTATCTTCCATATTCTCCTCCCACTTAAAGCTCTTTTACATTAAATGGATCAGTTACATCTCTACCAACACACCACTCTTTAAATGCTTCTAGGTCTTGTTCTCTCACTTTCCATCTACCTAACTTCATAAATTTCAAAAGACCCGCTTTTTTGTAGTTGTACACAGTGCTTTTATTCACTCCTAAATGTTCTGCTACCTTTTCAACTGTTAGTAATTCTTTCATCACATCTCACCTCACTTTCTAATCTTGGTTTGTTCAATTAGTATATTAGTTCCTACTACTTAAGTCGTTGATTGTGTTTTTAATGCCATAAATCAACGGCTTTCTTCATTAGTCGCCTTAGCTCATCATCTTCTTTTTTTCTAAAAAAACTGATATAATATAAGTAAGAACAGGAGGTACTCACATGAACTTACAAATAATATCACAACAATATATGCTACCAATTTTAATTGGTGTGTGTTCTTCTTTAGCAACTACATACTTAAAAGAATACTTAAATCGTAAAGTCTTCAAACTAAAAAGACTAGAGGAAAAATATCAAAATTTCTACTTGCCCTTTGTTGACCTGTACAACACAAATGTTTTTGGAGCAACTAACTTTACAGACTTCACACCAGAACTACAAAAAGAATTCTATGACATGGTCACTCGGTATGAATATCGTTATAAAGACTCTGTAACTTACGATTTAATTTATTGCTTCAAATCAGCATTCAACATGAAATTCGCACCAGACTTCGACCAAATCATGACTTATGATGATTACGTAAAAAGTCTAAACGATAACTTCAATAATCTTGTTACTCGAATGCTTGACCTACAAGAAAACGCAAGAGAAGAACTCAAGTATTAAATTTACTTTATACCTTTTTTCTCTCTTAACTCCCTGTAGTATCGTTCATATCGGTCTCCGGGGAGTTCTATTTTCTTTTTTTTCTTGAATATTCTAAAAATCTTAAATGAGTATTCCCCTTTAAATCCTTGAATTATAAACCATACTAGGTTGAACAATAAGCAACCAAGCATACCAAGTGCAAATTGTATTAACATCTCTCATCACTCTCCTATCGTTGATTGTGTTCCCTTGTGCTATAATCTAGTTATCAGCATTATTTAATATTAATTTCACCCATGCTATAATGTAATTGGGTATTGCCGTACCCAGTACATATAGAAAGGTGGTGAATTATCATGTATACAAAGAAATTTGAATTTTACTCTGGTTACTGTCCTGAATTTTATGAAAATCAAACCCTAGAGATAACATATGTTGAAGCTAGTGTATTAGGCACTTACAAAAAGCAAAGAAAAGTTTTGAGTGCTAATTGCCCAAATAGCAATCTCTGTAATTTAGGGAATGATTGCCCTATTTTAAAAAAAGCAATCACAGTCATTCAAAAGTAAATATATCTTTCTTAAAGCCCTACCCAACAGTAGGGCTTTTCCTTTGTATCCATGACCCTTCTATCTGCCCAATCTACAATCCCCTCTATTACTTCTTCCGGCACTCTGTCATCATTTAAAAAGCCATTAACAATAGCTATAAGTAACTCCCTTTCAGTTATGATTTTAGTCAAAAACCCTTGGTTTACTGCTACAGACTCGTCTGTAATTACTGCTTGTGTAAAAGTAAGCATTCCCGGAAATTGTCTAACGTATTTTCTCATTCATCTCACCTCACTTTCTTATTTTCTTTTAAAATACTATTAAATAGTAGTTTATTATTAAAAAAAATTAAACTTCAAACACGCCATCATTAACTGATGGAACTTTAACATTATCTTGCGATATTTGGCATATATTACAAAATTCATTAAATTTATTCATGGGTATAGCAGTGTTTCCACTCTCCCAATTAGATATTGTCTTTGCAGTTGTATTCATTTTCTTAGCTAAAACAGTTTGAGTTAAACCTGCATTAACTCTAGCCGCCTTTAAGGTTATTCCCATTTTTACACCTCCTTTACATATTAAAAATAAATTTTACTTTCATTGAAATTTCAATAATAGTAAGGATACAAATAAGTATCAAAATCCAAAATATTGCTTTTTTGTAGTTTTTCATATATAATATGAGTAAGTTACTAGGGGGATTATCTCCCCCAATTCTTAATTATTAAGATGATTATATCTAGCATTTTTTCAATCAAACTTATAATGGCGGTTATTAGTAGGATTTTTGCTAGTTTGTAATCATCTTTTTTATTGCGTTTCTTACTCACTTATCTCACCTCCTGACTATAGTATACTACCATTTAATGGTAGTGTCAACTATTTTTTAGTAGTTTTTTTCTTTTTTTTGAAATTTTATATTGATTTTTTACCTTTAAATGGTATAATATGATTAACGGGAGGTAGATATGAATAATAAAGAAGTATTTTCAAAAAATTTGTATATTCAGTTAGAATTACATAATATGACAAGAGCGGATTTAGCAAGAACACTAGGATATCCTGAAACTACAGTTTCAAATTGGGCAAATGCAGTTAGTTATCCCCGTATCGACAAAATACAAGAAATGGCTGATTTTTTTGGTGTTCTAAAATCTGATTTAACAGAAGATAAATCAACACCAAACTTATCAAATACAAAAAAATTGACAGAAAAAGAGGAACTACTGTTAGACAAATACAATAAATTAAACGATTTTGGTCAAACTGAAGCAATTAAAAGAGTTTCAGAACTTACAGAAATAGAAAAATACACTACAAAAACAGTAATCCATGTTATGGCTGCACACAATGATGATAATAGTCCTGAACAGATAGAATTAATGAGAAAAGATTTAGAGGAGATGGATAAATGGTAAATGCCTCACTATCTGTATACGAGGAAATGCTAGAAGAGGCTTATAAAAATGGACTTATCGTTAAAGAAGTAGAATTGCAAAGTAGCGCTTTAGGGTTAATAAGAGATAATAAAATTGCAATTAATAAAATGATCGATTCTCAACGTGAGAAAAATTGTGTTCTTGCCGAAGAACTAGGACATTATTACACTTCCGTTGGCGATATACTAGACCTAAACAATATTTCCAATAACCAGCAAGAAATTAAAGCTAGGGGAGTGGCTTACAACAAATTAATCCCGTTGAAGAAAATTGGAATTTTTAAAATCATCAAATATGGATTATTATTTTTCTTTGCAATATTTCTTGCGCCTTTGGCAATAGTATTGGCTGGAATATACGGTATATATTATGCGAAGAAAAATAAATTTAAAATACAAGAAAAATTCAACCTACCCAAAAACAAATGGTACTCAAATCCCGTTTTATATTCACTAATAGCTTTTGTTTTATCTTTTTTCGTTGCGGGCAAAGTCGGAGATGCTATATATTTAAACTCATCTCAACAAACAGTAACTCAGCAAACTAAAAAACAGGAAAAAGTTGGTAATGAACATTCTAATAATAATTCTAAAAAAGTTATTGTAGCCGATAAAGAGATTGAAAATAACGATAAAGCTAAGAAAGAAACGGAAACTAAAGAGTCTGTAGATAACTCAATTAATAAAAACACTAACTCTTTCGCTGAGGCAAAAGTAACAAAAGTCGTTGATGGGGATACAATATACGTTAATTTAGATAATAAAGAGTACAAAATTAGAATGATAGGCGTAGATACTCCTGAGACTGTTCACCCTAGTAACCCAGTTCAATTTTATGGAAAAGAAGCTAGTGATTTTACAAAAAACTCACTAAACTCTAAAACTGTGTATCTCCAAAAAGATGTTTCTGAAACTGATAAATATGGCAGACTTTTGAGATATGTGTGGTTGGCACGACCAAATACGAACGAACCAACAGAAGATGAAATTATCGATAAAATGTTTAATGCAAAACTTATAAAAGATGGGTACGGTCAAGCTTATACATATCAACCCGATAGTAAATATAGCGAATTTTTTAATAAATTGCAAAAGGAAGCTAGAAATAACGGAATTGGATTGTGGAATGAAGCTAAATCACAAGAATTTAATCAAACTGCTGATTCAAATTCTACTAACTCAAAATCCGTCAATCCAAATTCAGAAAGCACTGATTCGAGCAATAGCTTTGGAAAGGATTATAGCGCTGACACAACATATGGAAAAATTAAGGGTAATAGCAAGAGTATGATATATCATGTTCCTGGTGGTGCTTCATACAATAAAATTAGTAAAAACAATGTTGTTTATTTTAATTCAGAGGAAGAAGCCCAGGCGGCAGGATACAGAAGAGCGAAAAGATAAATTTTTATAATAAGGAATTATAATTGTACCTTGAAAATTAAATAGTTACAGACACTTAAACATAATTGCATTATTCATGATACTGTAATATAATAGTAATATAACTTGTTGATAAATATGTAGATAAAATGTGGAAAAATAATAAGGAGGTGTAGTAGACATGACTACTCTATTTGAAGTTGCAAAAAACTTTCTTGACAGAGAGCCTAGTATGTCTCTTAAGAAACTACAAAAATTGTGTTGGTATGCATACAGCTGGTTTATTGCTCTAAATAATGAACCAGATGAAGAAAATTTAGCTTTATTGTTC